GGGCGGGGGCTTCTCGTCCCCTTCTGTTATATTATCCTACGCGTATACACGTTGTGTAACGGTTTGACGCTAACTCGTCGCAGCGACCATGCGATAAGTAATAATCAATAGCAACACCGACGCGCGCCGCGCGCTGCTTGGACTTGCGTGCTATTGGCTATTATTACGTGAGCGTGAAGAGGGACTAAAAAGCCGACCAAATCCTCCGGCTCTTTCCGTTAGAAAAAAGCTAACGTTAGAGGCTCCTCGGCGTCCAGGTCTACCACACCCTGCTGCGAGCCGTCCCCGGAACCCCTGCCAGACCGCCGGAACGATCGCGCAGGAACCCCGCAGCCAGGGATTTACTCCGGACCCCGGCCGAGCTATAACCGTGGTATGGCCGAGTATCCCTCTCGCTGGACCGACGAAGACTACAGGTCCCGACCGCGCGACTTCGATCCTCTCCTCGCCGACCAGATTCTGGAGCGGCTGGAGAACGGCGAGATGCTCCCCGAGATCTGCCGCATGTCCCTCTCCCTGCCGCTCCCGGCCACCTTTCTGCGGTGGCTGGAGGAGGATCAGGCGCTGGCGGATCGCTACGCCCGCTCTCGTCGGCTGGGCAACGAGGTCAACTTCGACGAGATCGTGGCCGAGGCCCGGTCGGGCCGACCCGACGCACCCACCCGCGTTGCCGCACTGAAGCACCATACCGAGCGGTCCGAGCCCGAGAAGTACGGGCCGCGAGTCACCAACAGGAATGTCGATGTACCAGACGACCGACCAGCCGGCATCGATCACGCAGCCGAGTTCCGCCGACGCATCGAGGCAATGGCGGCGCGCAAGGCCGCAGCCCGAGAGGCTGCCCGGAGCGACGAGGCCGCGCAGCGCTGACCGCGAGAGAGACGACCTGAGAGCAGCCGAGCGGGCGCTCAGGGTCGTGTTCCAGGTGGTGATGCCAGCCATGGCTCGGTCGGCCGACGCGCTGCCCTCGGTCCTCGGCTACTCTCGCCCGCACAGCGCTACCTCGTGCGCTCGCAATCACGAGTTCTACCTCGACCTGGCTGCCGAGCTGGGCGAGGACTGGGTCAAGCTGGTGCGCGAGCTGGAGGACCACTCTGTCAGCGACGGCTGGAGGCGCGTGGAGCGCCAGCACATGGAGGAGGCGGCGACCGACATCCTCTCCTCCCTCAGGCGGCTCCCCCGGCCAGTGCGCGACGTGGTCTACCGACGAGCAGCCGGTGTCTCGTGGCGCCGGATCAGCGCCGACCTGCCGGGTCGGGCATACTTCTCGCTCACGGACGACTGGACCAGCGCCCTGCGCTGGCTGTGCCGCGAGCACGGCGAGCTTGTGAGGAGACTGACCTGATGCCACCGCGCGGCCATCGCGACGCAGCCGAGCCCAGAGGACCCAGGGAGCGGGTCTACCACCGGGGCGGAGCCTACCTGCCCGCCGACGCCCGAGGACGCGGGCAGACGACGGAGCAGCTGGAGGGCCTGGAGCCGGGGATGACGTACATCGTCCACACCCGGTCGATGGCGGTCTACGTGCGGCATCTTGTGGCTGATCGCATCCCTCAGGTCAGGCCACTGTCGGTGGTCGTCTGCGCCACGGCCGAGGATGCTGCTCACCTGCTGCGGGGCACCCGCATACGTGCGGTCGCCGACCACGCCTGTCCCGACGAGGTCCGCTGGGCCGTGGACCAGCACACCCGGAACGTGCCTCGGTCGGATGGGCTCTAGGGCCAGCTCACCGCCCGCACAACCGCCTCTCGCGTCCTTCGTCTGTGTTCCTCGGCTAGGTCCCCGGGAGAGTGGCCTCGCCGGCAGCCGCTACTGCCTGCCCGCTAGGGGCTGGATGGTCAGGCAGCGCGGCAATCTCATCAAGGCAACCCTGCACGATGTCTGCGATGGGCTGATCCGAGAGACCGTCCGAGGTTGCCTTAACCTCGGCCATCGCTTCCGCGAGAATATCGAAATGACGAGGGTCCACCGCCCGCCCGCCTGCGCCCATGGCGGCTCGGCAATCTTGGGCAAAGCGAAGGTATTCTTCGCGGGGCTGGTAGACCACGCTCAGGGTTGCGGATCGCTCGGCCATCTCGGCAGCTGCGAGTAGTAGGTCGCCGACTCCCCGCGCCGGGCTGGTGGTGTCTGTCGTCTGGGTCATGCTGGCTCCTGTCCTCTGGGCGGCATCTCTCGCCTATCGTAGTCTCTCTGGTCCCTCGCCGCAAGTCCGCCCCATGGGTCCAGGCCCCGCAGCAGCATGCGGCCGTCCTGGCGCAGGTAGTGCTCGCGAATCAGGGCCATCAGGCTCTCGGCCTCGGCTGTTCGCCAGTGGAGCTTCGGGCCGATCAGTGGCCTGCGGTCCAGCTCGCTCAGCGGTATGCCCGCGAGCCAGCATGCTCTGGCTGTTCTCAGTATCCGTGCGCTCTGCTCCGGGGTCATGTGTGCCTCCTGTGGTCTGCGGCCCTCCAGTGTAGCCGACCATCGGCGCTGTGGCTACCCCGGCGAGATAAAATAAATTAGGGTGCGAGATTTACTTTACCGCGCAGCAGGGCTATTTTTCTGGCTAGGGTGAGAAGCTCGCCCTGAAGCGCACCCCTCTCCCTGTTCTCTGTCTGTCCCCTGTCTCCGCCGGGCGAGGGGTGCGCCGACGTACATCCCAGGAGCACATCCCGTGAACATCCAGTCGCTCGCATCTGCGCTGGCGGAGCTGCCTCCGCAAGAGCGCCAGATGGAGTACTTTCGCGTCACGAGCGAGATGGCTCTTGGCCTGAAGCACGACTGGTCGTTCTGGGGTCGCCCAGAGCAGCAGGAGCCGCCCGGCGACTGGTCGGTGTGGCTGCTGATGGCGGGTCGCGGCTTCGGCAAGACTCGCTCGGGTGCGGAGTTCGTCCGCTCTCAGCACTGCGGCCCCACTCCGCTGGCTCCCGGCAGGGTCCGCCACACTGCGCTGGTGGCCGAGACCGCCGCCGACGCACGCGACGTCATGGTCAGGGGCGTGTCGGGCATCATCGCCGTGCATCCGCCCGAGTTCCGGCCGACCTACTATCCCTCGCTGCGGCTGCTGGAGTGGCCCAACGGGTCCATTGCCCACACCTACTCGGCCGAGGACCCCGAGCAGCTTCGTGGTCCGGAGCACGACCTTGCCTGGTCCGACGAGCTGGCCAAGTGGCGCTACGCAGAGGAGACCTGGGACATGCTCCAGTTCGGCCTCCGCGCGGGCGACTCGCCCCGTCAGCTCGTGACCACGACCCCGAGGCCCATCCCGCTGGTGCGGGAGCTGCTGAAGGGCGAGGGCAGACCGGGCGGCACCTACGTGACCCGAGGGTCGACGTACGACAACAGCGACAACCTCGCGCCCAACTTCATCGCCAAGATGAGGGAGCGCTACGAGGGCACCAGACTGGGCCGGCAGGAGCTGCGGGCCGAGGTCCTGGACGACATTCCGGGCGCGCTGTGGACGCGCCTCATGCTGGACCGTAGGTCTGGCTCCAACCCGAAGGGTGCCGGCATGGCGCCCGACGAGGAGCTCCCGGTCATGCGCCGCGTCTCGGTGGGGGTCGACCCCTCCGGCACCTACGGCGAGGACCGCAGCGCCACGTCGCGCGAGAACAAGGGCGACGAGGCCGGGGACGACGTAGGTATCGTGGCTGCTGGGCTGGGCGAGGACGGGCAGATCTACATACTGGAAGACGCCACGGTCAATCTTGGCCCGGCTGGGTGGGCGCGCAGGGTGCGCGACACCTACCACCACCACGAGGCCGACATGGTGGTGGGCGAGGCCAACTTCGGCGGCGCGATGGTCGAGTACACGATCCGCTCCGTCGACCGCAACATTCCGTACCGGGCGGTTCACGCCTCTCGCGGCAAGCACATTCGTGCGCAGCCGATCGCTGCGCTGTACGAGCAGGGCCGGGTCCGCCACGTGGGGACGTTCGCCAAGCTGGAGGACCAGATGGTCAGCATGACCGACAGCGGATACGAGGGGGCTGGCTCGCCCGACCGCCTGGACGCCATGGTCTGGGCCGTCACCGACCTCGTCTTCGGGCGCTCTGCTCGCGGCGGCAGCACCACGGTCGGAGGACACCACTGATGGCTGCTCGCGTCGTAGCTCGGGTGCCGACCGGCACCGCACCCGACCCGAAGGCCGCACCGGCCGACGCACGCGAGCGCGACGACGACCTGAGGGGCGACCCCAGTCAGCGCCATCCGGACCTGGTCCGCATGAGCGACGACTATCAGGAGATGCGCGACTGCCGCGCCGGAGCGACCACGATCAAGGCCGAGGGGCAGAAGTACCTGCCCATGCCCGACGGATTCCGCGCCCAGAACGACGGCGGCGCAGGAATGTACGAGTCGTACAAGAAGCGGGCTCAGTTCCCCGACATCGTGTCGCCCACGGTGCTCGGCATGGTGGGCATCGTCCACTCGCGCGAGGCGCAGATCGAGGGCCTGGAGGAGGGATCGGCCCTGGAGTACCTGTGGGAGAAGGCCACGCCAGATGGCCTGCCGCTGGAGGTGCTCCACCGCATGATCACCGAGGAGATCCTGACCCTCGGTCGGGTGGCGCTGTTCGCAGATCCGCCCGCCGAGGGCGGCGAGCCGCTGATCGCGCTGTACAAGGCCGAGAGCCTGATCAACTGGTCGGACAGCCGCGACTTCTTCGTTCTGGAGGAGTCGTACCGCATCCGCACCGGCTTCAGCTGGGACGACCGCACCCGCTACCGCGTCCTGCGGCTGGTGGACGATCGCTACGTGGTCGTCGTTCTGGACAAGGACGGCACACCCCAGACCGTGGGGTCGGCCGAGGACACCGAGGACCAGGAGGACCGCAGCACGGAGGCATCCCCGGTCGCCCGAGGCGGGCAGGCCCTGGAAGAGATTCCGCTGGTGGTGGCCGGGTCGCGCGACCTGTCCCTGGAGCCCGACGAGATGCCCCTGATAGGCGTGGCTCGCGCCGCGACGGCGATCTACCGGCTGGACGCCGACTACCGGCACCAGCTGTTCATGGCCGGACAGGAGACGCTGTTCGTGTCGGGCCTGGACGTCAAGGACGCACCCGACTTTGTCGGTGCTGGCGTGATCGTCTGCCTGCCCGAGAACGCCAGCGCCCAGTATGTCGGGCCGAGCGGCGAGGGCATCGACTCCCACAAGACCGCGATCGACGACGAGCGCGAGGTGGCTGCGGCCGCAGGGTCGCGGGTGTTCGAGACGGGCCAGAAGGGTCAAGCCGAGTCCGGGGATGCCCTGAGGATACGGGCGCGCGCTGGCACGGCGACGCTGGTCTCGGTGGCTCTGTCCTCGGCTGCGGCCCTGGAGCGCATTCTGCGGCACTGCGCCACGATGGTGGGTGCCGACCCGGAGAGCATAGTCGTCACGCCGAACCTGGACTTCGTCGACGCCAAGATGACGCCCGACGAGGCCGCCAAGCTGATGGAGCTGTGGCTGCAGGGCGTGATCAGCTACGACACCCTGTACGAGAACCTGCAGCGCGGCGAGATCGCCTCCCAGGAGCGCACCGCCGAAGAGGAGCAGGATCTGGTGGCCCAGGAGCAGACCCAGACCACCGACGACGAGGGTGGCGCGGGCGTGGACGACGAGACCGACGAGGACGCGGAGGGCGAGGAGGACCCCGAGACCGCAGCCTACTTCTCGACGGACTACCTGGATGCGTAGGGTCAAGAAGAAGGAGGAGGCGACCCACCTCTCGGGTCGGTCTCTCGGGGCGCGCGCCGCCTACCAGGAGAGCAAGCACCGCCGCGATGCGGAGGGACGCTACGCCGACAAGCCGGGGGCCGGAGACGATGCACCCAGGAAGGGTTGGCGTCCGGCTGCCGAGGACGACATCGTTGGTCGCCGGTCGGGCGGAGCGGGCGAGGAGACCGCCGCCGAGAGCCGAGTGCGCCCGGTGGAGAAGATGAGCGACGAGGAGGCGCAGGGGTCGCTGGAGTGGAAGAACGACCCCGAGCGCTGGGCCGCAGCCGAGGCGGGGGCAGAGGCCAGCACGCACGCTGCCCCCACTCTCGGCACGGTGAGCGAGGCCGAGTTCACGCCCGAGCAGAAGCTGGCCGTGGATCGGATGGCCGACCAGCTAGACCAGATGGGCATAACCCACCTGACCTCGGCCGACAGCTCGGCCGTCAAGCTGTACACCGGCACCTCGTCGGCGTACAAGAACATAAACAAGGCGCTTCGTCGCGCCGACACCTCGAAGCTGAAGCCAGCCGAGCTGGAGGCGGCGAGGGAGCTGCAGGAGCACATGAAGGCGTCCGTCATGAAGCGGGACGCGGTGTTCTACCGGGGCGTGGAGAAGGTCGGCAAGTTCGACAAGATGCCGCCGCCCTCGGACTTCGCCGACAACGGATTCCAGTCCACCAGCATGAACTCTCGGTTCTCCGAGAAGTTCAGCGGCGCGACATTCGACAGTGCCGCGTTCGGCGAGGGCACCACGGGAACCATGTTCAAGATCCGGGTTCCCAAGGGCTCTCACGCCCTCAGCGTGTCGCGCGCCGACAACGTTCGCTCTGGGCTGGCCGAGTCGGCCGAGGTGCTGCTTCCGCCGGGCACGCGCTATCGCTACGTGTCTCACGAGGTGCAGACTCGGACGGTGCCGGGCTACGGCAGCGCGCCGGAGCGGAAGTTCCGGGTCAAGGTGATCGAGGTCGAGGTGGTGAGGGCAGATGGCTCGGGCTACTGACAAGGAGCGAGGCGCCAGCGGGCGCTTTCTCGCCGATCCGGACGACGTGGTGTTCCTGGAGCGCGACGAGCGCCAGCGCCGCGTGGCGGCGACCCCGGCCACCGACGACGAGGGCGGGGACGACGAGTATGGCGAGGTGAGCGACGAGGAGCTGGCGGAGATGTTCGCCCCCGAGACCCTGGAGTAGGCTGTGCAGCACCGCAAGAAGCACCTCGCGGACAAGGCTGTCGCGGCTCGCGCCAAGTGGGAGTCGTCCAAGCATCCGCGTGGTCCTGGCGGCAAGTTCGTGTCCAAGCCGGGGTCCGAGAAGGCACCGTCGGGTCGCCACTCGGAGGCGATGAAGGAGAAGGGCAAGACTTCCGGCATCAAGGACGAGGACATCGTCAAGCTGCACGTCGCCCAGAACCCGAAGAAGGCCGGCAGCAAGTCCGCCGAGGACTTCGCCAAGTACAAGAACGACATGACCGTGGCCGAGTTCAAGGCGGCGGTCGGCAAGGACGCCGCAGGGCACCTTGCGTGGGACATCAAGAAGGGCTACATCTCGGTCCATGCGCCGGGGTCGCTGCCCGCAGCCAAGAAGGAGCTGACGAAGGAGAGCTACATCGGCTTCGGGAAGCAGTCCGACGTGAAGGGCTCGGACGTGATCAAGCTGCACCCGACCGACGAGGTCGGGAAGATGGTCAACCCCAAGAAGGCCGGTAGCAAGTCCGAGGGCGAGTTCGCCAAGTACCGCGACGAGATGACCGTGGACGAGTACGTCGCGGCGGTCGGCGACAAGAAGAAGGCGCTGGCCAACATCAAGTGGGACACGGACAAGGGCTTCGTGTCGGTCCACTCGCCCGAGTCGCTGGAGAGCCTGAGAGCCGGCAAGACGACTGCGCCGAAGTCTCATCTGCCCGAGGGCATCGACGACAGCACTCAGCTTCTCAACGTCTCCACTGGCGAGGTGAAGACTGTAGCCGAGATGAAGAAGCCTCTTGTTGGCAGTGGCTTCAAGAACGAGACGGTAGAGAAGAGCATCGCCGCCTCCGTGAAGGAGGGCTCGCTGAAGAAGTACACTGCTCCTAAGGTCGCCGACCTGAAGAGTAGCGACCACCTTGTGCTCCAGACCACTGGGCCGAATCCCTACAAGGAGGGGTCGCCGGAGTGGATCAAGTACAAGGCATTCGAGCTGCAGCACGGCAAGCCGCACACGCTCGACTCGTATATGGCGACCAAGTCGCTGGACACGACCCAGAAGAAGGCGGTGCTGCAGACGCTGATCGACGACGGGCACATCAAGCTGGTGACCAAGGAGCAGCTGGCGGCGGTGGCCGCAGCCAAGGCGGCGTCCCCGTACCCTGTAGTCAAGCAGTCGGCGAAGCCGAAGCTGCCGGACGTGAGCGACGAGCGCTGGGGCAAGGTCCTGAGGTCCGACACTCTGGAGGACCTGCGCCACAAGGACTCCGGCTACGACCTGATGATGCAGTCGGCCAAGAACATGGGCGCTGTTCGACGCACGACCAGCTCCAGCTCGGCGCTGGCGAGCTATAAGGGTAGTGGCTACAGCTACATCAACAGCAGCCTGCGCGAGGGCAAGCCGCCGACGAGCCAGGCTCTGGCGCTGGACGCGCTGATGAAGCCGACCACGGCAGACGCGATAGTCTACCGGGGTCACAACGTGAAGTACATGAACAACATGCCGCCTCCGCCGGAGTTCGAGGAGCTGGGCTTCAGCTCGGTCTCGCACAATCCGGCGGTGTCTCAGTCCTTCTCCAAGGGTTCGAACACCATCTTCAGGATAAGGGTGCCGAAGGGCACTCCTGCCCTGCAGATCACGCAGGGCGGCACGAGCGACGAGGCGCTGAGGAACGAGCTTGGCTACGAGGCCGAGGTGGTCCTGGCGCGCGGCACTCGCTACAAGTACGTCAGCCACGAGACGGTCGGCGGCTGGAAGATCATAGACGTGATTGCCGTCGGACCGCACGGCGGCGCGGCGAAGAGCGGAGTCTGACATGGCGCCAAGAGACAGCAACGAGCGCATGGGCTGGTCCGACGGCGACGTGATCCCGCTGGACGCCGACGAGATGGTTCAGCTGCCCGAGGGATACGACGTCGGTCCCTGGGCTGAGGCCGAGGACCTGACCCCGGCAGACGACGAAGGAGACGACGAATGAGCAGTGGTGGCGTTCAGGCGGTTCGCGATGTCGACCGCGAGGCACTCATCGAGGCACTGTCGGGCGGCGGTGGCGGAGGCTCGGGCCTCACAGACACCCAGCTGCGGGCCTCCCCGGTCCCCGTCAGCGGACCGCTGACCAGCGCGAACCTGACGGCGGTGACGGGCACGGCAGCCCAGACTGCCGTGACGACCGATCCGGCCGCTGCGGGACAGACGATGCTGTCCGTCATGCGCGGCATTCTGGCGGAGCTGCAGACGCAGACAGCTCTACTGAACGACATCAAGACCAACACCGCTGGTGCTGGCGTATAGTCTCCCATGGTGGGAGCTCGGCTGGCAGTGCCGCCGACAACCGCTCGTGCCAGTGGCCGGGCAAGCAAGAGGAGAGGTGTCAGTGACCCTCAGAGCAGTAGTAGACTCCCTCGACGACATTCCCGAGGGGCTTCGCGACGAGTACGTCGAGCACAACGGAAAGTTCTACCTGGACCTGGACGACACTCTGTCGGTCCACACCAGCATCGTTCCGCTGTCGACGGCTCTGGCCAACGCCAAGAAGGAGAAGCAGCGGGCGCAGAACGACTACAATGCGCTCAGGACCCGCATCGCGGGGCTGCCGGACGACTTCGATGCCGACAAGTACCAGCAGGTGCTAGACGAGCTGGAGACGCTGCGTGCGGACCCGAACGGGGACCACGATGCGGAGGCCAAGCTGACCACCCTGCGCGACAAGTACGAGCAGCGTCTGCGCGACGCGGAGGCCAAGCGCGTGGCTGACCTCGCCGAGAAGGACGGAGTCATCGACTCCCTCGGTGGCGAGCTGGACGGCGCAGCGGCCAAGCGCGGCCTGTCCGACGCACTCGCCAAGGCAGGCATCGACCCGAAGTTCATGGCTGCTGCTCAGGCGCTCCTGCGCCCGACCGTCAAGGTCCGCAAGAACGAGACGACCGGCGACCGCGAGGCCGTCGTGGACACCGACCTCGGCGAGGTGACGGTGGAGAAGTACGTCGAGAACTGGGCCAAGTCCGACGAGGGCAAGCCGTTTGTGCTTCCCTCCAAGGGCAGCGGTGCCCCCGGATCGGGCCACACTGGCCGGACCGAGGTCAATCCGTGGGCCAAGGACACGCTCAACCTCACCGAGCAGGGCCGGGTCATCCAGTCCGATCGGGCGAAGGCCGAGCGCCTCATGAAGGCTGCGGGCAAGACCGCAGACGAGATCTCTCGGGTCCTGGGCCGCGCAGCGGCCTGATCCGGGAGGAAAAGGACGACCAGCTCGTCCCGAGCAGGGAGCCCTGCTCCTCGTGCCAGTGGCCGGGGAGCGGGGAGACCAACCGGCCGATGTCAGTGACTCGGCAGGCTTCACCAGGAAGTGAAACCAGCCATCTGCAAGGAGAAACGACATGGCTGCTACCAAGATCGCGGACGTCATCGTCCCCGAAGTCTTCAACCCCTACTCGGTTCAGCGCACCACGGAGCTGTCCCGGTTCTATCAGTCCGGCATCATCCAGACGGTGCCCGAGCTGAACGTCCTCGGCCAGAAGGGCGGCACGAGCATCGTGATGCCGTTCTGGAAGGACCTGACCGGCGTCGAGGAGATCCTGTCCGACACCACTCCGCTGGGCGTCGACAAGATCACCTCGGCCACGGACGTCGCGGTGCTTCACGCACGCGGCAAGGCCTGGGGCGTCAACGACCTCGCCGAGGCGCTGTCGGGCGACGACCCGATGGCCGAGATCGGCTCCATGACGGGCGACTACTGGGCCCGTCGCTGGCAGGCGATGATCCTGTCCATCCTCAAGGGCATCTTCGCCTCGGGCGACCTCGCCTCCAACCAGCTGAACATCTCGGCTACCGGAGACGGCGTCATCAACGGCGACGCAGTGGTCGACGCCCTGTACAAGCTGGGCGACGCCTCGTCCCGCCTGACGGGCTTCGCCATGCACTCGGCCACGGTTGCCACTCTCGTCAAGCAGGGTCTCATCGACTTCCGCAACGACGCCGACGGCAACCCGACCCTGCCCTACTACATGGGCAAGGCCGTCATCGAGGACGACTCGATGCCGACGGCTGGTGGCGTCTACACCTCCTACCTGTTCGGCGCTGGCGCCTTCGGGTATGGGGAGGGCAACGCCCCGGTCCCGACCGAGACCGACCGCGACTCGCTCCAGGGCGACGACATCCTCATCAACCGGCGTCACTTCGTCATGCACCCGCGTGGCGTGGCCTGGATCGGAACGCCCACCGGCGTCTCCCCGACCAACGCCGAGCTGGAGGATGGCGACAACTGGGAGCGTCGCTACGATCCGAAGAACATCCGGATCGTGCAGCTCGTCCACCGCAACGTTCCGGCGTGAGCTCTCGCCTGGGAGGCGATCGTGCTGGTCGCCTCCCTCCCCCTAACAGGAGAACACTGACATGGCTCTCTTCAAGCGGGGCAAGATCGGCTCGCGCAGTCTGGACAAGGCTCTCGCGGGCGGTGTGCCCCTCCCGACGTACACGGTTGCGCAGCTGACCACCCTGACCCCTGCCAAGGGCAAGGGGATGCTGGTCTTCTGCTCGAACGGTGCGGGCGGCTCGCCGTGCCTCGCCTACAGCGACGGCGCATCCTGGAAGCAGGTGGCTCTCGGCAACGCCGTGGCTGCAGCGTAAGGAGGACTCTCATGGGTCTCGCATCCTTCAATCGCGCTCGGCGCTCCCGCAAGGAAGTCGAGAAGCTCGAGGCCGAGCGCTTCGAGCAGAACAACAAGGCTCGCTGGGCAGCCCACCACGCCCGCGAGAAGCGCCCGGAGGCCGACGACAAGGTCGTCGACAAGGTCCGGAAGGCAGAGCAGGAGGCGTCCGAGGAGATCGGCCGCAAGACTGTTCAGGGCATCGAGGACGGCGAGAAGGGCGGCATCATCGACGGCCCGCTGCGCCGCGACCACGCTGCCGAGATCGCCGGTCGGGCCGTCGAGGACGCTCAGGGTGTGCCGAAGAAGCCCACCGAGCTGATCGACGAGCGCATCCCCGACAGCACCGTCAACGAGAAGCTCGCCGACCACACGCAGGTCGACCGCGAGGGTCCGTCGGCTGCGCTGGTTCGCGATGCTCAGGTCGAGGCTGCTCCGGAGGCCGACAAGGAGTCGGTCAAGAAGCAGCTGGAGGCCGACGCCTCCCGCACGGAGGACATCCGTAAGGAGGCCGTGGAGAAGCGCGACGCCCGCATCGCCGAGCAGGCGAAGCAGGAGAGCGAGCTCCCGGCTGCGGGCAAGTCCGCCGGTGCCGGCAAGACCGAGAGCTCCTCGTCTGCGAAGCAGGCGGAGAGCAAGCCCGAGACCAAGACTCCGGCCAAGAAGTAACTGCGATGGCTGGCACCGAGGATCTCGACGTGCCAGCCATCAACCTCGGTCGTCGTCTCGCAATCCGCGAGGACGACGCTGTCGGTGACATCCGCATGCTCCTCGACATCGATGGGGACGAGACGGACGAGACCGACGAGGCAGTGGTGGCGGTGGTGGAGTGGCAGGATGATCACACCTGGAGCGTTGTTGTGATCGGCGACTACGAGTTCGGGAGTCCGAAGACATGCCACTGATCGTAGAGGACGGCACCGGAAAGGCCGGTGCCAACGCATACCAGTCGGCAGCCGAGGTGGCCGCATACGCTGCCGATCACGCGCTGCCGTGGGCTCCGACCAGCGACGCCGCTGGCGAGGCCGCGCTACGCAACGCAGCCACGTGGATGGACGCCACGTTCCGCACTCGCCTTCCGGGTGCGCGTCTCAAGGGCCGAGCCCAGGGTCTGGAGTGGCCCCGGCGCGACGCCACGGACGCCTCCGGCGAGGAGCTGCCGTCCGACGAGGTTCCGGCCGAGTGGCTGTCCGCATGCGCCGAGGTCGCCACGCGTCTCCTGCTGCGGCCCGGCTCCTTGTCCCCCGACGTGGTCGTGGGCAAGGTGAAGCGGTCCGTGTCGGTGTCCGGAGCTGTCTCCGTGACCTACGCCGACGACGGCGACATTGTGGGCTCCCAGCGCCCGGTCCTGACCATGGTGGAGGACCTGCTGAGCGGCCTGCTGGGCGACAATCTGCAGACCGGAAGGTCTGTTGTCAAGTTCCTGCGCAGGGCCTGACATGAGCGACGCATTCTACTCCGAGATGGCCGACATCGCCGACGAGCTCCTGACGGAGTTCTCGACCGGCACAGTCGTCCTCGTGCGCCGGACACGCGCCGCCGGAGCAGAGATCTGGACGCCCGGCGCGAGAACCGAGACCCGATACGACTGTGTCGGCGCGGTCGCGATCCCTGCCGGCAAGACGTTCGTCGGCAGCACCACTGTCGTGGCCAGCGACACCATGGTCGTTCTCTCCCCGCGCTTCGTGCCCGAGGGCGGGGACTCCCCGGTCGCCCTGGAGCCGACGATGGACGACAGGTTCGTGGTGCGTGGGCGCGAGCGCACCCCGAAGCAGATGCTTCGTGTGCCGGACGACGGCCCGGTCGTCGTATGGAAGATCGCACTGGAGAGCTGAAGATGGCCGACAGGACGTATCTCGAGCAGCTGCTGGACGACATGGAGCCGGCGATGCGGGAGGCATTCCTGCAGGCGCTGCGCGACATCTCCAGTCAGGTTGTTCTCAGGGCACTGGTGGATCGCCTCGCCGCAGGAGATCTGGACGGAGCTGCCTCGGTGTTCGGTCTGGAGCCCGAGGTGTTCTCTGGCGTCGCCGACGCGCAGGAGACGACCTATCGGGATGCTGGCGTGCTGGTGGCCGACGCCCAGCGCGTGGTCCGCACTCCCGAGGGTGCTCGGCTGGTGCTCCGGTTCAACGTGCGCAACCCGAGAGCCGAGGAGTGGCTGCGGACGGAGTCGTCCCGCCTCGTTCTTGGCCTGAGCCGCACGGCGAAGAAGACTGTTCGCGCTGCTCTCTCCGCCGGCATGGAGCGTGGCCTCAACCCGAAGACCACCGCGCTCGACGTGGTGGGTCGCGTGTCGGCCCAGACGGGGCGTCGGGAGGGAGGAGTGCTGGGACTCACGCCCACGCAGCTCGGCTACGTGGAGCGCGCCCGCGCAGAGCTCCTCAGCGGCGACCCTGCGGCCCTGCGGCGGTATCTGGGGCGTCAGCGGCGCGACGCCCGGTTCGACGCCCGCGTGCGCCGGGCCATCGAGAGCGGGAAGCCGCTCCTGGCCGACGACGTGAGAAGGATGATCGGTCGGTACTCCGACCGCCTGCTCCAGCTGCGCGGCGAGACCATCGCCCGCACGGAGACCATTCTGGCTCTGCACGCAGGCCAGGAGGAGGCCATGCGGCAGGGCATCGAGTCCGGCAAGATTGCGGAGGACGACATCGAGAAGATCTGGCACCATGTTGCCGACTCTCGTGTTCGCCACTCTCACGTGCTGCTCGGCGGCAAGCATGTTCCGTACAGCGAGGCCTTCGTCTCGCCCATCAGCGGCGCCAGGATGATGTATCCGGGCGACACGAAGACCGACCCGACCCGCATCACTGGCGCGGACACCATCAACTGCCGCTGTCACGCGGAGTACAGGGTGGACTACGTCGGTGCGGCCGCGCGCCGGTTCAGGGCGAGGCAGAAGACATGACGACTGGTCCGTTCACTGCCTCGATCGAGGGCTGGGTGGCCGAGGAGCGGGAGCTCCTGCTGGCCGTCGTGCAGAGCTCGGCGCAGGACATCGTGCGCGAGATCAAGCGCCCCATCCGGGACGGCGGCAACATGCCGGTCGACACCTCGTTCCTGCAGCAGTCGCTACAGGCGTCGACCGAGAGCGCACCGGAGATCGACCCGACCCACGACGGGTCTCAGGGGCCGTCCTCGGCCAACGCAGCCGCCATAGAGGCGGTGATCGCGGGCCTCGAGATCGGCCAGACCATCTACTTCGGCTTCACGGCGGTGTATGCCCTGAGGCAGAACTATGGCTTCTACGGAGTGGACACCCTCGGGCGCGCATACTCGCAGCCGGGGCGCTACTTCGTGGAGCACGCCATGGCCAAGTGGCCGCAGATCGTCGAGAACAATCAGCGTCGCCTCGCGGCGAACATAGTGTTCTGAGGGCAGCATGACCGGCACCACACCAGAGGGACGCATCCTGGCTGCGCTGCTCCGCCGCACCGAGTCCGCGCCCGGCGCGCTGCCCATGGTGGCCGACAACATCGAGTTCCCTCCGCCCGGCGAGGACGCACCGCAGACCTACCTGCTCGTGTCGGTCTCCCCCGGTGCCCCAGAGCGCAGACACATCGACCCGAAGAGCGAGAATCTTCTTCGGGGAGTTCTCGGCATCGCCGTCATGTCTCCTCTGGACGAGGGGCCGCAGGGCGCGACGGACCTTGCTGGTGCGCTGGCCGCGTGGCTGGACGGCGAGGACCTGACGGAGGACGGCACGAGAGTGCGTATAGTCTCCCGACCCCGAGTGGTCGGGGGCTACAAGGATCGCGATCGCTGGAGGACACCAGTTGTCGCGGAGTACGAGGCAACTGGTGTTTAACAAGAGCTGACAAGGAGATCGAGATGCTCTACCCTGTATCCGGATGCAAGTTCTACATTGGCGGCGCAGTCGAGGAGAAGGACACGGCCTGGGTGGCTGCGGACTTCACCGCGCAGGCCTGGAAGGAGGTGAAGAAGTGGACGCAGATGGGGCCGATCGGTCCGGCTGCGCAGCTGATCACGTCCGACATCATCGGCGAGGAGTACACGAAGAAGGCTAAGGGCACCCGCAACAACGGGTCCATGCAGAACGTCTTCGACGTGGACAACCTCGACGAGGGCCAGATTGCTCTGCTGGCTGCCGAGCAGACCCGCAACAACTACGCATTCCGCGTGGTTCTCAACGATGCGCCCGTCGCCGGCACTGCGCCTGCGCCGTCCGAGCGGCTGTTCATCGGCCTCGTCATGTCTGCTCAGGAGCAGGGTGGCGGCGCCAACACGGTCCAGGCCCTCAACGCCACGGTCGAGATCAACTCGAACATCGTTCGGGTGGCCGCGACGGCTGGTGCCTGAGTAGACCGAGCCCGAGAACCCAGCCAACGGAGATCATCATGGCTAAGAACGAAGATCAGGCGGCTCCTGCCGAGAGCAAGGCTGCCGACAAGAAGGGCGGCGATCTCGCCAAGTACGACGAGATGCAGAAGAACCAGGAGGCGGGTCGCGATGTTCCCATCGTCGATCCGCACGGACGCCGGATCATGACCATCAAGATCGCGGGTCCGGACTCCAAGCGCCAGAAGGACGCGATCGAGCGGCTCGTCAAGGAGCGTATCGACGCCAACGAGACCGAGCCGCTGGACACCTACCAGCGCGAGCTGCGTCAGGTACGTGGCCTTGCCATGGCCACCATCTCCTGGGACCCCATCGTTCTCGATGGGCGAGAGGTGACCTACTCCGAGGAGAACGCGACGCGCCTCTACCAGCGCTTTCCGTTCATCCGCGAGCAGGTGGAGGCTGCTGCTGGGTCGCGTGCCGGTTTTTTGAAGCTCTCCGAGCAGGACTCCTCCGCTCTGTCCGCAGAGTAGCGAGAGGCCTGCCGCCCCGGCCTCCCTCGGCTGGGGAGCACATCCTGGAGTACTTTCTCCAGCTCGTGCCGGTGCGACGCCCCATTCCTCAGGTGGGGTACGCACCGCTCGACTATGTCCAGATAGACGCCTGGAGGCGTCTTCTGGACATACAGCTCCGGCCCTGGGAGGCGACCATGCTGATAGCCATGGACGCCGAGCTCAGGCGCGTCAAGGAGGACTCTGGTCCTCCCAGCTCCCCCACTGGCGAGACGGTCAGCTCCCGACCGCTCTCTGCTCCTCTGTTCGACGCCCTGTTCGGGTAGCGAGGTGAACCACCCATGGCTCGTCTAGGCTTCGACATCGACACCGGCAGCCTCGTCCAGGCTCTCGAGGCCATGGACAAGGTGCCCCTGTCTGCTGGCAAGATGGAGCAGGCTGTCACCTCGGCAGCCACAGCCACCTCCGGAGCACTCTCCCGTACTGCCACCACTGTTCAGTCCGTCGTGGACGCAGTTGTCGCGTCCAATGCGCGACTCGGCACGTCTCTTCGTCAGATCGAGACGTTCTCTCAGCGTCTGGACAGTGTCTTCGGCACCGGGCGCACTCCGTTTGCGCAGGCGGCGGAGTCGGCCTCGGTGTTCGGGGCAGAGCTGGATCGTCTGCGAGCCAAGTTCAACCCCGTCTTTGCTGCTGGTCAGCAGTACAAGATGGTCGTGGCAGAGATACGGCAGGCTCAGCTCATGGGTGCTCTGTCGTCTGCCGAGGCGACCGCCGCCATAGAGCGCGAGCGCACCGCCACCCAGAGACTCGTGGAGGCTCGACGCACCGCTGCTGCGGTGAGTGGTGCAGGCGGCGGAGGTGGTGCGGGGATGGGCGGCGCTGGCAATGCGAACGCACGCTTCCTCGGCACCAACATCATGTACCAGCTGCAGGACGTCGCCGTCACCTCGGCCATGGGCATGAATGCCGGAATGATCGGCCTCATGCAGGGCTCCCAGATCGGTGCGGCGGGCGTGGCGGCGGGTGGCGGCATGGCTCTGCTGTCTGGCCTCAAGTCCGGTCTCCTGGCTCTGGTGAGCCCGACCAACGTTGTCGCCATCGGCCTCACGACTCTCGCTGCGCTCACCATCCAGTGGGCTACGAGGGGACGAGACGGAGTCAAGACCCTCGACGAGGCAATGAAGGACCACGGCAAGACCCTGGCCCTCCTGCGCGACTACTACGGAGAGGTGGCTAAGGCTCAGGGCCTCGTCACCTCCGGCGGCGTGGCCTTTGTCAGGTCCTCGGTGCGCTCCGACCAGAGTGTTCTGGCGGCACAGATGAGGACCATGGGAGCCTCGGCCATCGGCAGTCTGCACGGAGAGGGCTGGCTTGCCACCATGTCCCGCATGGGGCGCGGCGCACCGGACTTCTCCCAGCTCGGCGTGACGCAGGGCGGCGGACTCAGCCTCGGCCGCGACCAGCTCCCCTTCCAGTCCGCGATAGAGAGCTTCCTGGCGTCCGTCAGGCAGGGCTCCCCGGACATGGAGAAGTTCAGTGCGGACATCGACAGCGTGGTGTCGCGTCTTGCTCCCTCCTCCGGCGACCCCATGGGACTGAAGCGTGCGGGGGACTCCCTCCTGACGATCGGCGGGCAGCTGATCACCACCGGAGGAAAGTTCTCTGCCTTCTCCGAGCCGATCGCGAAGTTCTTCCTGCAGCTGCAGGAGGGCGATCCCGACATCAGGGCTCTCACCTCGAGCATAGAGAAGATCGGCGAGAAGGGCGGACCGGCGCTGCGCAAGACCGCAGACGAGGCCATCCTCCTCATGAAGGATCTCGTCGGCGTTGCGGACGCCGCGCGGGAGGCTCAGAGGAGCTTCGATCAGGCACGCGACACCCGCGCCCGAGACATGAGGGAGGCCAGTGCGGGTCGCGCCGACGCCAATCGCTACGTGGGAGCGCGCTCTCTGGAGGAGCGCCGGGCGCGAGCCTCGCTGGACGCCGAGATACAGAGCCAGAACGCACGGACTGACGCTGAGCGGCTGGCGGCTGCTCGCGCCTCGGCTGGTGCTCAGTATGCTGGGTCGGATCGGCGCAGGCTCCAGGAGGAGCTCGCTGTTCGCCGAGAGCAGGCCCGCATAGAGAAGGAGATCGCCGACCGCCGTCGCGATCAGCAGTTCACCAGCTCGGAGGCCATTCGCGGAGCCGAGGAGCAGCTGACGATGGTCGGCAAGACCTCGGGCGAGGTCGCTCGGCTTCAGGCCATGTATCAAGGTCTTGCCGAGGCGAGGCAGTACGAGCACCAGACCGGACGCAAGATGTCCGACGAGCAGCTGGCCGACATCAAGAAGCAGGCCGATGCTCTGGGCGATCTCGCCGACAAGCTGGCCAAGGTTCGTCTTGCCGACAGCCTCGCCTTCGAGCGCCGGCAGCTGGGTCGCACCGACATGGACGCGCAGGTGGCCTCTCAGCTGCGCAGCGCTGGTCTCGACGACAACGACCTGGACTCCCAGGCCGCCAAGGAGATACGGATCAACGAGATCCTGAAGCAGCGTGTCGCTGTGTGGAAGGATCTTCGCCAGACGGGCCAGGATGCCATCGACAAGCTCTTCGAGGGCTCTCTGGACGGCATAGACGGCATCACGAGCGCTCTGGAGGAGGTAGCCACCGACATCGTCAAGCAGATGACGCAGCTGGCCGCCGCCAATCCGCTGAAGAACGCTCTCTTCGGCACCAGCCTGCCGACCATGGACAGCGTTGGCGGCATCGGCGGCTTCTTCCGGACGATGTTCGGCCAGACGGCCAATCCTGCCGCAGGAGCAGCGAGCGTCGGCGCCATGACCGTGACCGCTGGCTCGGTGATCGTGACTGGGGGTGCTGGCGTGGGTGCCGGTGGCGCTCTGGACGCCATCAATCGGGTCATGGGTCTCGGCGGATCGGGCAACTCGGGAGTGACCGGCAGCATGACCGCCTACGCCGCCGCCATCCGTCAGGTGGAGAGTGCGGGCTCTGGCGGCTACTCGGCTCTCGGCCCGGTGCTGCCGAACGGGAATCAGGCGCTCGGTGCCTACCAGATCATGCGCTCCAACCTGCCCTCGTGGTCGCAGGCAGCACTCGGTCGGTCGGTCTCCCAGAGCGAGTTCATGTCGTCGCCCAGCATTCAGGACGCCATCTTCCAGCACAGGTTCGGCGGGTATCTGGACAAGTACGGCAACCCGCAGGACGCCGCCTCCGTCTGGTTCACCGGACGTCCGCAGTCCTCGGGCGCAGGCGCCACCGACATTCTCGGCACCACAGGCAGCGGCTACGTCTCCAAGTTCAACGCAGCCCTGACCCAGGCAACTGGGCGTGTGGGCTCTCTGGCCGGTGCCTCGGGCGATGCTGCTGGTGGCCTCGGTCAGCTCGGCTCGGGCCTCACCAAGTTCGGCCAGAACCTGTCGCAGTTCCCCTCGGCTCCCTCGGGAGGTGGTGGCGGCATCGGTGGCTGGCTGTCCTCGCTGTTCGGCGGCGGAGGTCTCAGCTCGGCGTTCTCCGGCTCGTCGGCCTACAGCTGGCTCTCGGCCAATCCGGGCGGCTACATAGGACTGTACGCAGACGGCGGCTACACCGGCCCCGGAGGCAAGTATCAGGTCGCTGGTCTGGCCCACAAGGGCGAGTTCTGGTTCTCCCAGGAGGCAACACAGAACCTCGGCGTCGACTATCTCCAGGCGCTTCACTCTGCGGCCAAGAGCGGTCGCGGCATGGCCTCTGGCGGACACGCAGGCGGTACGTCTCTTCCGCGTAGCGGCGGAGCCAACGCACCGCTCGTCGCTGTGTACGACATGCGCGAGGCGGGGAGTCCCCCGGTCGAGCAGCGCGAGAAGATCGGCCCCGATGGCCAGCGCCAGCTGGAGATCTACATTCGCCGGACGACGCAGGACGAGGTGTCTCGTCCGTCGGCCCAGACAAACCGCAACCTGCGCGGGACCTATGGTCTCTCCAATCAGGTGACAAGACGATGAACAGCTGGCCCACATCTCTGCCACAGAAGGTACTTGCGGATGGATTCCAGGGCGCAGCGGCCGACGGTCGTCTCCGCACCGACACCGACTCTACCATAGCTAAGACGCGTCGGCGATTCTCCTTCGTCCCGCGCCCGCTTCAACTCCAGATGCGCATGACCGATGAGCAGCTCGCCATCTTCAGGAAATTTGTCGACAATGATCTTCAGGGCGGCGTCTTGCCCTTCATCTTCGCGTCGGTGAGCCGGACCAATCTGTTTTCTTGGAGCGAGGAGTTCGACAACGCCTACTGGAACAAAATAAACTCCTCAATCGTCGCCGATGCTGCTGTCGCTCCGGACGGCACGATGACGATGGACAAGCTGGTGTGTAATAGCGCTAACACGAATCATGGTCTCATTCGCGTGACGGCCTACGAGACCGGCGACACGCTCACCATCAGCTTCTTCGCCAAGGCGGCAGAGTTTCACAAGATACAGATCAACCTTCCCATGCAGGTCGGGTTGGGCTTTGCCCGCTTTGATCTTATCGCCGGGACCGCGTCCGCAGTCACTGGGGTCGGAGGCCACGCCTCCATAGAGGATGCTGGTAACGGTATCTATCGATGCTCGTTCACGATCACGGCGACAGAAACTCTCAGCCGCCAGTTCGGCGTCTACATGCTGAATAATGCTGATTTGGTCATTTATCAGGGAGACGGCACGTCGGGCGTCTACCTATGGGGCGCGCAGCTGGAAGCCGGCGACCGCGCCACCGACTACATCAAGACAGAAGAGGCGTCGGTGACAGTTCGTACCGGCCCCGATGGTGACGGCACCTGGATCGCCCAGTTTGGTCAGAACATGCCGCGCTGGGTCCCGACTGGTCTGGACTGGACTGTCACGCTCGATCTGGTGGTGCTGCCGTGAGAACCTTCTCTGCTACATTCCGCAAGGCCATGTTTGGCCAGGAGACGGGAGAGATTCCTGTTCTCCTGATCACGATCTCGCATCCTGACCTCGAGACGGTCTGGCGCATATCGACGGACAATGCCGACCTGCTGGACGAGGAGCAGCAGCTGCGCGGAACCGTCAGCCGGGGGCACGACTTCGCCTTCTTTCCGCTGAAGGTCTCGCTGCCGGAGGAGGGCGACGATGCGTCCAACGTCATTCAGCTCACGCTGGACAACGTGACGAGAGAGATCACGCCGCTTCTCCAGTCCACGCTCACTCCGGCACAGGTGACGCTCGAGATGGTTCTCGCCTCGGCTCCCGACGACGTGGAGATGGAGTTTCCGGACTTCGAGCTGGTCTCGGCCGACGTGGATGCCGGCACGGCGGTGCTGTCGCTGACGGTGGACACGATGGCCTCGGAGCCGTATCCGTGCGACAACTTCACGCCGGGCGCGTTCGGCGGGCTGTGGGCTACCACATGAGTGTCGCGCTCGACACAACCGCATACGTCGGCATTCCGTGGCTGGACCGTGGCCGCACCCGAGAGGGATGCGACTGCTGGGGTCTGCTGCGCCTCGTCTACACCGAGGTGCTCGGCCTGGAGGTGCCCGACTACTCCGAGGGGTACGCCTCGGCCGGGGAGCGAGCCACCGTGTCGTCCCTCGTCGCCGCTGGCACTCGCGCGTGGACGCGGCTCGCGCCGGGCTCGGAGCGCGCGGGCGACGCTGTACTGCTCCGCCAGGCTCCCTGGCACGTCGGTGTCGTCGTGCGGCCCGGCCTCATGCTTCACATGCCCGAGGACAGCCTCAGCTGCTGCGAGCCGTACGACTCGGGTCGCTGGGGTCGTCGCGTCGAGGGCATCTACCGACTGACGGAGGACGCGTCTTGAACCAGATGATCCGAGCTCCTCTGCAGGGCGAGCTTCTGCTGCCGGGCGACACGATCACAGTGTCCGCCGGCATGCATCCTCTGCGCGCCTCGGCGGAGGTGCTCGACCTCCCCTCTGGCCTCTCGCTGACAGAGATCGTCGAGATCGTCGAGAAGAGGTGCCATGTCTCGCGTCTGGCGGAGGGAGCCGACGTCACCATCTCCGGCCACGTCGTGGACCCTGCCCTCTGGAGCCGGGTGCGTGTCAAGGCCGGAGCTCACGTGGGCATACGGGCGCGGGCCGGCAAGGGCCTCGGCGGCATCCTGCGCTCCCTCCTCCAGATAGCTCTGGCTGTCGTGGCCTCGTTCATCGTGGGTCCGGCCGGACTGGGCATCGCCGGAGCTATCGGCGGCATCGCAGGTCAGGTTGTTGCTGGCGCAGTCTACGGCGCTATCATGATCGGCGGCGGGCTGCTGCTCAACGCCCTGTTCCCGCCCACGTCCACGAAGTCGGACGACCAGAATCAGTCGTACTCCATCTCGGCCGGTAGGAACGCCGCGTCCAAGTGGGGTGCCATCCCGGTGGTGCTCGGCAAGATCCGCGCATCCCCCAAGTACGCCTCCTCTGCCTACACGGAGTTCGACGGAGACGACCAGTACCTGCGGATGCTCTTCGTCTGGGGCTACGGCCCCATGAAGATCGAGGACATCAAGATCGGCGACACGTCCATCGACGAGTACGACGATGTAGAGATCCAGACGTTCGAGGGCTACGCCTCCGACGGCCAGCAGACTCTGTATCCCTCGGAGGTCGTCCAGGAGGACATGTCCGTCCAGCCGGAGTATGACGACCCGGTCAAGCGCACCTCCGCCGAGGACGCGGTTGAGATCGTGCTGGACTTTGTTGCTCCGTCGGGTCTTGGCAAGCTGAACAGCAAGGGCAAGTTCGACTCTCGGTCGGTAGTGTTCAAGGTGGAGATGTCTCCGGCAGGAGCCGACACGTGGACCGACAAGGGCACGATCACGCTCCGGGGCAAGTCCAACAAGGCTATCCGTCAGTCGTTCCGCTACCCTGTCGCTCTGGGCGAGTACGACATCCGCGTGACGCGGCAGACGGCCGACTCGGACAGCTCCAAGGTCTTCGACGACGTTGTGTGGTCCGCGATCAAGTCCTTCCGCACCGCGCCACCGATCGACTTCGCCAAGCCGCTCGCCATCACCGCACTGCGCATCCGCGCCACCAAGCAGCTGAACGGCGTCGTCGACAACCTCTCGGCCATCGTCACCTCGCGCGGCCACTCCTGGGACGGCACCCAGTGGGAGCTGGACACGGAGACCAACAACCCCGCCGACCTGTTCCGTCTGGTTCTTCAGGGTCCGGCCAACGCCCGAGCCCAGCCCGACGCACGCCTCGACCTGAGCACCATTCAGGCGTGGGCGGACAGGTGTCGCGCGGCGGGCTTCGTCTTCAACATGTACCGAGACTTCACGGCCTCCGTGCGCGACACTCTGCGCGACGTGGCCGCAGCCGGGCGCGCAATCCCGGTCTTCAGGGACGGTCGCTGGTCGGTGACGTGGGAGGAGGACACGGCTCCTGTCGTGCAGCACTTCACGCCCAGGAACAGTCGCGACTTCCGCTGGACCCAGACGTACCGCATTCTCCCTCACGCCCTTCGGTGCAAGTTCGTCAACGAGGACAAGGACTACATCGAGGACGAGATGCTCGTCTATCGGGACGGGTACACCAAGGAGAACGCCACCCTCACCGAGCAGGCGGAGTTCCCCGGTGTCACGAAGTCCGATCTGATCTACAAGCACGGAAGATACCGCATCGCCGACGCAGAAGAGCGCCCCGCCGTCTACACCGTGACGGTGGACTTCGAGCATCTGGTCTCTCAGCGCGCCGACCGCGTTGCCGTGGGTCACGACATCATTCGTCAGGGCCTCTGCTCCGGTCGCATTCGGGCAATCGCCGGTCAGGTCCTCACTCTGGACGAGCCCGCGCCCATGGAGGCGGGAAAGCTGTACGGCATCCGCATACGCAGAGAGGACGGCTCGTCGGTTGTTCGTCAGGTGACGACGCAGGCTGGTGTCCACGACCAGATCACCATCGTGGGTGCAGTGCCCGAGGTTGGCGATCTCTACACCTTCGGCCCGCGCGACCACGAGACCGGCATCTACCGCATCCTAGCCATTCGTCCGGGAGAGGACCTGTCGGCCGAGGTGGACCTCGTGGACGACGGCGAGAACGTTCAGGCGGGGGACTCCGACACTGACATCCCCGGCACCAGCAACGAGCCGCCCTCCCCGCTCGCGGTCTATCGCCCTACCAATCTGCGGGCTGAGGGCTTCGTGGAGACGATCACCACTGGCAACAGGTACAATGTTCGTCTGTACTGGGAGGCTGTAGTTGGGCCGGAGTATCAGTCGTTCGAGGCGGTGGCCATCTCTTCCGAGACGACGTGGAGGGTTGTCGTCGACGGGCAGACGCGCGCCTGCGACTTCCGCAACATGCAGACCGACACCTGGGAGTTCCAGGTACGAGCCATTCTTGCGGACGGGCGACCCACTCCTCCCTCCGACACTCTCGTGCTGGCTGTGGATGTTCCCTGGGACGATCTCGGCGTGGACGGCTCCAACGTCATAGACGGCACTCTCTCCATCACCAAGTTCGCCGACGACATCACGCCGGTCGAGCTCGGCGAGGGGGACCCGTCGGACGCGGACCCGAACAACTTCGAGGGCCGAACCTACGTCAATACACTGACGGGAGTTCTGTGGACCTATCACGACGGTCACTGGGGTCACATAGAGGCCGACGTCCTGGACGACTCCATCACGACCGCCAAGCTGGCGGACTCTGCCGTCACAGCCGACAAGCTGATGAACGCGGCGGTGACGGCGCTGAAGATCGCCGACTCGGCGGTACAGGCCAACAAGATCGCGACCGGGGCCGTTCTCGAGAGCAAGCTGGCCGACAATGCGGTGACGGTCAACAAGATTGCTGCTGCGGCGGTCAATGCAACCAAGCTCGCAGACGGCTCCGTACTAGAGGCAAAGATCGCCAACAACGCAGTCACTGTGAACAAGGTCGCCGACCTTGCGATCAGTGCGGCTAAGATCGCCAACGGCGCTGTCACCACCCTGAAGCTCGCCGACCTTGCGGTCGACGCGAGCAAGCTGGCGGCTGGCGCGGTCACGACGGCCAAGTTTGCGGCAGGGCTCACGCCTGTCGAGGTCGTGTCGACGCTGCCGACGACCGGCAACTTCGAGGGTCGGCAGGCGTATCTCACCACGGACGACAAGGTGTATCGCTACACCGGGACGGCATGGACGGCGGCGGTGGCAGCCGCGAACGTGACGGGGCAGCTGACGGACGCGCAGATAGCGGCGGTGGCTGCGGCCAAGCTGACTGGGCAGATCGCGGGAACGCAGATCAGCGACGGGGCCATATCGACCCCGAAGCTGGCGGCGGGGTCTGTCACCACGGCTGCGCTGGCGGCGGGAGCCGTGACCGCCGACGACATAGCAGCGAACGCCGTGACGACTGCCAAGCTGGCGGCTGGAGCCGTGACAGCCAACGAGCTGGCCGCGAACGCGGTGACTGCGGACAAGATACTGGCGAATGCCATCACGACGGGCAAGATTGCGACTGGTGCCGTGACCGCGGACCAGATTGCCGCGAATGCCGTCACCACGGAGAAGATTGCCGCCAACGCCGTCGTTGCGGATAAAATTGCCGCTAACGCCGTCACCGCTCGCAATCTGGTCGTGACGGACGGGAACAACCTCGTCCCGGACAATCAGATGCTAGATGTTGCATCTTGGGTGCTTGTCGATGCTGCGTGGAGCTATGTAGGCACCGTCGCTAGTGGTTTCGCTAATGGACGAGGATTTCAGTATACCAAGGCTGGCGGCACAACCGGATACAGCGGCTTTCTTGGAAGCCTTCCATTTCCGGTTGTTCCTAACGAAAAATATCTTGCATCTATCCAGACTTACAGCACAGGAACCTATGGTGTCTTAGCTAGAATACAGTGGTTCAAAGTCGATGGCACCCCGGCATCGGCGGGTCAAACGGTGTTCTGTGATGCAGTCTACACGGCAGGAGGTGTTCGCACCACAGCAGCCGAAGTTCAGGTTCCTGCCGATGCGCGAACAGCAAGATGGCATGTCTATGCGAACAACGACCAGACTACTGCGGCAAACTTCCTAGTTGGTGCCCCTGTAGTAAAGCGCAAGGACGCCGCGAGCCTGATAGTGAGCGGGGGGATCCTCGCGGACTCGCTGGCGGCGAACTCGGTCACCACGGCGAAGATTGCTACCGGGGCGGTGACTGCCAACGAGATTGCGGCGGGTGCAATTGTTGCGGGTAAGATCGGGGCGGGTGCTGTCGTTGCTGCGAGTATTGCGGCAAACGCGGTCACCACCGCCGCGCTGGCCGCTGGCGCGGTGACGGCCAACGAGATCGCGGCAGGCGCCATCACGACTGCGAAGCTGGGTGCGGGCGTCGTGACTGCCAACGAGCTGGCGGCCGGAGCCGTGACAGCCGCGAAGATTGCGGCTGGCAGCGTCACCAGCGACAAGATGGTCGCGAACTCCATCACGGCGCGGGAGCTGGTTCTCACGGACTTCTCCAACGTAGTCCCGGATGCCGACAAGATGACGGACGGCTGGACGCGGGGCGCTACTGGTGTGACTGTGGGTGGTCTGGCAGGTTCGCCGTGGCGCTCCGCTAGGGGCTTGTACTATACCAAACCCGCTGGTGCGACTGGCTACTACAATATAGGGTCCAGCCCGATCTTCTCCGTCATGGCCGGTCAGGTCTATCAGGCGTATGCGCAGATATGGGTCAATACCGGCAGTCACCAGTACTGGATACGCATACAGTGGTTCGATGCTACAGGTGCTGCCCTGACTGGCGGAGAAGGCACGGAATACACGACCTCTGTTCCGAATGTATCCCGGACTGGGTTCGTAGATATCAACACGGAGGTCACGGTCCCCGCTACCGCTCGCTTCGGTCGCGTGGACATATACGTCCTCCAGCAGACGTTCAACGATGGCGCGATTGGCATCGTTGCGGGTCTCATGCTTCGCAAGAAGGGCGACGCGAATCTCATAGTGGACGGAGCCATCACTGCCGGGAAGATCGCTGCAAATGCTGTTACTGCTGGAAAGATCGCTGCGAATGCCGTCACAGCGGGAACGATTGCGGCAGGTGCAGTATCTGCCACTGAGATTGCTGCAGGTGCTGTCACGGCTGTCAAGATAGCAGCTAATGCAATCGTCGTCGGCAAGATAGCTGCCGACAGCATCGTGACTAACAACCTCGTGCTGGATACTGCAACAAAGGTCATATACAATGTTAAGAGCGACAGCGAGACCTTCGCCAGCTCCGGAGCTGGCTTTGTGCGCGGATGCCAGAATACTGTGGACTACACCGCAGGAGCCATATCGGGGAGCGCCACCATAAAGTTCTCGTCCAGCATCAGCAATGGAAAGATCGGCTTCTTTGTCATGGCGTCCACGGACGGAGGTACGTCCTGGACTCAGCTGGCAGGTATCGCGCTCAACAGCGACAATGTAAATAGTCCCTACAACTTTACACTGACATACAGCATGAAGCCCGACTCAGCTGAAGAGGTTATAATAGCCCTGCAGCTAGAGAGTCAGACATCCAGTGGCACATACACATGGATCTCGGCATCCAACCTGACAACATACTTTCAGAGGTGATAGATGCGCCAGCTGTATGCAGTCTACCTGGAGTCCACCGGACGAGTGGTCGGAGCAAAGGTGTGCGCAGAGGAGGATGCCGCGCGTCAGGAGACCGGCGAGGTGCGTCTTCTGGCGCTGTGCCCGGAGGACGAGATGACAGACCGAGGACTCGCGATGGAGAGTGTGTCCGGACACCGCGTGGTAGGAAGGGGCAGCGACGCGACACTCGAGCCGCTGATCGTGCTTCCGGAGCCTAGCTCGGTTCATGTATCCGCGAGTGAGCCGGTCGTCTGGACGAGTCTGCCAGAGAACACGCAGATACTTGTAGATGGCGAGCTGATTGGTCTTGTGGAGAGTGACGGCAGGGTGGAGCTGGAGCTCCCGGTCCCCTCGGTCTACAGGGTAGAGCTGAGACCTGCGCACACATATGCTGCTGCCAGCTGGGAGGTGACTGTCGATGGTTAGGCTGACCTACGCTCCCGATCTCGTGGCTCTTCGGGCCGAGGCCGCAGCCAGAGTAGATGCCGAGGCCGAGAAGGTGCGGGGGCTATTCGTGACTCTTGGCTCAGGACAGGCCATGGTGTATCAGGAGAAGCGCGTCGAGGCAGAGCTTGTTCTGGGAGCAGAGGCCGAGCCAGCCGCGCAGCTTATTCCCCACATAGCTGCGGAGGCAGCCGCGAGCGGGGTCTCCGTGCGGGAGAAGGCCGAGGAGATCATGGCTGTGTCGCGACAGTGGACGCAGGTGTCGTCAGTCATAGAGGAGATAAGACTCGCAGCCAAGGCTGCCATAGCAGCAGCGAAATCCCCGGATGCCATCGCAGCAGCAGCCGAGGCCGACTGGTCGCGAGCGGAGAGTATGCGGTGAGGTGGGTTCTCCTGATTCTTGTCTCCGCGCTCTGCGCCTGCTCGAGAACTGATGCCGGTCTTCTAAGCGACAGCAGATACATGGGTCCGAGCTGTGTTGTCGGTCGTCCCTGCGTGATTCGCAAGGATCTAGGCGGATATGTTGTTGTGTACAAAGATCTCGCGCGCAAGATAGTTGAGAATCGCATAGAGCTACGGATCGACGGGGTCTGCGCCTCGGCATGCACGATACTCGCTGATCAGGCGCGGCCCTGGGTCTGCGTAACTCCCAGAGCAGTGCTGAAGTTTCACAAGTCGAAGGATCTTGCCGGTCCGACGAAGGGACGAAGGAGCCAGGTCGGGTTCTCTCCGGCGGTCGAGCGCTGGATTGCGATCAGAGGTGGCCTTCCCTCCGACGGACTGCTCGTGATGAGCTATGCGCAGGCGCGCCAGCTCTGGCCAGAGTGCTCCGTAGACCTCGACATTACGCATGCCACCCCACACCAGACGACTCATTCCTAGGAGATAACTGTGAGAAACATAGACAATCTGACACCAGAGATGCAGCAGCTGATGCAGGAGGAACAGAGCGACTCTGCGCAGGCAAGCTACATCGAGGCACTGAAGATCCAGAGAGATCGCTGGGAGCAGGAGTGCGTCGAGGCACAGGCCGAGGTTCGTCGGCTCCGGCGCAACAACAGGATTCTTCAGCTGCGGATCGAGCAGCTGGAGGCCGAAACCGAGAGCGCGGAGCAGCCGCCTCCGCCCTCCCCGGACGTAGCCCTGGCGGCGGACAAGAAGAGGAAGCACTGACATGGCGTACAAGGTGATGATGAAGACTGGGCAGACGGTGACGATCGCAGATGCTGTGCGAGCGGAGACGGACGGGTCCGGAACGCGACTCTACTCCGAGGACGGCAGCATGGTGTCGTCGTTCTCCGACGGAAGCGTGTCGGCCGTCTTTCCGGCCGACAGCGAGGTGGAGCAGCCGGCAGCTCCGGCGGATGTCCCGGAGCCCGACTCGGAGCCCAAGAGCGAGAGCAAGAAGAGCTCCAAGTAGACAGCTATTCACGGCGGCTCCGAGGCGCTATAAGTAGCCGGGTCGCCTCGGAGGTCGCAGACGTGACAATACTCGACACAGGATTCGTGGGGGAGGCGAGGAGAATCGACGACGTCGACCTCCCCCGCATCGCCTCCGCCATCGGAGCGGGGGAGGACGAGCTTCACGCGTTCATAGACGTGGAGACCGGGGGCGGCGACGGGTTCGACTCGCGAGACAGGCCGACTGCTCTGTACGAGCCGCACGTGGCCTACCGCTGCTCGTCGGGCGCGACGCGCTCGGCTCTCGTGGCGGCGGGCCTCGCCTACCAGAATTGGGGAGAGCAGCCCTACCCGAAGGACAGCTATCCGCGCATCCTGGCCGCCGCGAGAATCGATCTGCGCGTTGCCTGCCTGGCCACGTCCTGGGGCATGACGCAGATCCTGGGCGAGAACTATGCCATGTGCGGGTACGACTCGCCAGAGGCGATGGTCGGGGCGTTCATGGACGACGCCGAGCATCATCTGGAGGCCTGCGTCCAGTTCCTGATCGCCTCGGGAATAGCCGACGACCTCGTGGCGCACCGCTGGGCAGTCGTGGCGCGAGTCTACAACGGACCCGGCTACGCCAAGAACAGCTACGACACGAAGATGGCGGCGCGGTTCGCGTGGTGGGCTAAGATTCCCGACACACCCTACCTTCCGTCGGAGGGTCCTGTGGCTGGCTACGAGCGCCCTGTGCTCCGCCGCAACGCCCGAGGTGCGGACGTGGTGGCGCTTCAGCAGCTGCTGATCGCCTCCGGTCTGCAGATCGCGGCCGACGGAGACTTTGGTCCGCGCACCGAGGGGGCGGTCAAGACGTTCCAGGGCCGCGCGGGTCTGACGATGGACGGCATCGTCGGCAGGAGAACCTGGACGGCACTCGACTCTGCAGTGTCCGTCTAGTCACCGAGTCGGCCGGCTGCCGATACTACGAAGGAGAAGTAGAATGAAGAGACTCGCATCACTCGCGCTGGCGCTCTGTGCCGTCGCGGCAGTCATGCTCGTGTCCGGCTGCACCACCGTCCAGAATGCGGACGACGCTGCCCAGAAGGTCCTGAGCTACGCCTGCCCGGCTCTGGAGACGGCCTACGTCAGCCTCACTGCCTACCAGTCCGCTGGTGGCTCCGTGTCCGACAGGGACATGGCGACGGCTCAGGCTGCGTACGACCTCGGGCAGCAGACCTGCGCCAAGGTGAAGGCCGGAACCGCTACCGCCCAGGACGCACTCGTTCTCGTAGTCAGCGAGACGGCGGTGCTGTCCCGGATCATCAGGAAGCACTAGGTCGCTCTCGGCGGCCTCCAGAAGAAGGAGCCAGCTCATGCTGGACAAGATCCTCAATCCCATCACCACAGCGTCCTCCGTCGGGGTGGCGCTGAGGTACATCTCGACGATCGTTGGCTCCGTGCTGACGATTCTCGGTGTACTCGGACTGCTCTCGCAGGAGCAGGTCGACACCATCACGGCGCAGATGCCCCAGATCGTCTCGGCGATCGGTGCTCTCGTGGCCGTGTGCGTACCGATCTACGCCATCTTCACCAAGTCCAGCTCCGACAAGGCTGCGGAGGTGGCCAAGGTCGTGGACCAGACTATCCCCGAGAAGGAGCCAGTGCTAGTCAAGTCGGCCAGCGTGGCGGCCTCCCCGGAGGTCGTCGTCCCGGCCAAGAAGTAGGGGTGCTGTCGTGGGTGGGCTGGACGATCTCGCAGTCGACACTGTCGGCAAGTTCAACGACGGCAGTGTTCTCGGGGCTCTGTGCGTTCTCCTAATGCTGCTGATCATCTACCGAGAGGGCTGGTTCTGGCCCCGTCAGGTGGCGAAGCTGGAGGAGGAGAACGACAGGTCCCACGAGGCCCACGACAAGACTCGCGACGCACTCCTGGACGAGGTGCGCAAGGGCGGGGAGATGCTGGTGCTGGTGAAGGAGCAGCTTCGTGCTCAGCAGCAGGCAGTAGACTCGTTCATGAAGCTCGCCACCGAGTGGAGGAGCAGAAGAGGAGACAGCACATGAGCTGGATTACCAGGATCTTCTGCGCTCCCCGACGGGAGACCCGACGGTCCGAGAACAAGACGGCCGAGCGCGCGCTGGCAGAGAGCCTCATCGAGGAGCATCGGCGGGCAAACGACACGGCACTCACCGCTCTCAAGAGGGAGGTGCCGGTGTCCAACCGAAGATACGCCGTAGCGATGGACCGAGCTGTGTCCATCATCAGAGGAGAGTAGACAATGCCTGTTCATCTCAGCTCTCATCGCCTGCTGTCGTGGGTGCTGGGGCTCACGGCGGCTTACTGGATGATCGGCCTGCTGTCCGACCACCTCTGGTACTCCGTGGTGATCTCCGCATGCCTCTTCGTAGGCGGGGTGTTCGTGGCTGCTCGGGCTGTACCCGACGCAGTCTCCATCGTCAAGAACGACGAGATAGGCCCCGGAGAGCTCGCGGTGATAGCCCTTGCCCTCATGTCGGCGGGAGCCGTCTGGGCCGGAGCCTTCAACGTGGTGTATGCCTACTACGGTCGTCCGCTGTCGTGGATCGGCCCGCTGTCGTCCTTCGGCAGAGCGATGACTGCGGCGGGCTTCTTCACGGTGTTCCTGTCTCCGGAGGCCACCCGACAGGGAGTCGTGTGGCCTCGGTGGTACATACTGCTCGCCGCAGCCGCTGTCATCGCCGTGGTGTCCTTCCTCATAGGCTATACCGTGAGCGGCGGAGACGAGAAGAGCGCTCTGTTCGACATGACTCGCAGAGCGCCTATCGCATACGCGGCGCGGACCACGACCTAGCTCGTCCGTGCGACCGCCTGCCAGGACCGCTGGTAGCTCGCAAGAAGGCTGCGGACGCGCCGGGCTCGGACCGCTACTCCACAGTCCTATATCCAGGCCTCCAGGCCGTCTCCCATGACGGCCTGAGCCACCTGCTTGTGGGACCTCAGAGTGGAGATGATCTTCTCGTCCGGGGTTCCGGGGGCAACGATGTCCCAGTAGACGACCGTGCCAACAGTGCCGATGCGGTGTGTGCGGTCCTCGCTCTGCTCGCGCAGCTCCAGCGACGTGCTGTTGGAGTAGTAGATCACGCAGGTCCCTGTCGTCCAGGTGCGGCCTCGTGCCCCGGCGCTCTGCGTCGCCACCATGAAGCGACGCCTCCCCTCCTGAAACTCCGTCTCCATGGCCTCTCGCGCACCCATGCTGTGCGCTCCGGTCCACTCCGACACAGAGTCCTCCCCGTAAAGCCGCCTCAGCTCCTGAGCAACATAGTCCGCGTCGGGTCGGTATCCGCACCAGATCACGACCGACTCGCTGGTGGCGTCCACTATCTCCAGCAGCGCCCTCAGTCGGTTGCTCTGCAGACGCATGACCCTCCTGTCGTCGGTGGTCACGTGGCCGCACACGACCTGATGCATGCGCATGAGCTGCGTCATGACAATCTCCGTCGTCACCTCCGAGCCGTCGCGCAGCACGGCCATTGCGCTCGTCCGCAGGTCCCTGTACACCTTCTTCTGCTCGTCGGTCAGCTCCACCTCTCTGCGTCGGTACTGCTTCGGCTCCAGATCGAGGCAGTCCTTCTTGCGGCGGCGGAACGAGTGCCGAGCCACGATCTCGGCCAGCTCGCTGGTGTTTCGCGGACCCTTCTCCACCTTTACGGAGCGACCGCCGACGAAGATCTCTCTCAGGTCGCAGAACCTTGCCCGGAACACAGAGAACTTGTGGTATCCCAGAAGATTCTGGCCGGGGCGGCTCAGGAACTCGAACTGAGCCCACGCGTCAGACTGAGACGAGGTCACGAGAGAGCCGGTGAGTATCCGTCGCATCGTGGCGAGCCGTCGCAGACGCAGGCAGATCTTGGTGCGGTGCGACTGAGGGTTCTTCACGAGGGTACTCTCGTCAATGGCGATCATGGTTCGGTGCGCCTTCAGGAAGTCCAGGCACAGGTCGGTGGCATCTCCGGTAGAGGCCAGAGCCTCGACGTTGACCACGAGTATGCGCGGGCCGGGCTCCATCGTGTCCAGCAGCCTGCGCCTCTCCTCGCGGTCCTGCCGCACGCGCCCACTGCGATACGTGTATACACGTGCGTTCTTACTGTGCTGGGACCACAGCCACCTCTGCAGCTCCCCGGGATTCTCGCGGTCCTGCCGAGTCCAGTTGGAGTAGACCGACTTGGGCGCGATCACCAGAAGTCCGTCGACGCGGGACTCCGCATAGTTGATGCAGAAGTCGTCGATGGTGACTCTCGTCTTGCCGAGGCCCATCTCCAGGAGATAGGCAAAGCCCTCCTGCTGCCAGCCCTTCTCCAGGGCCTCCCTCTGGTGGGCGAGCGGGGGTGTGTCGGGGGTGTAGGTTTGTGGTAGCATGACGTCTCCTTTCGTCCCAAAGTATAGTCTGCGGGGGCTGCCGGGGCTATCAGCTAAAGTCGGAGCCCGAGGAGTCGCTGGGAGCCGGTACGGAGGCCGTGGTTACTAGCGAGCGCATGTAATAGCACGCAATAGCAGTACAACCGACCTCCCGCGCGGCGCGCGCGATGGTTGCTATTGATTATTACCTATCGCAGCCTGGCAGCGACGTGTGACGGTCAGACCGTTACACGCATAGCGTACACGTTGACTAATAATTTACTGGTAGTCTTCCCGCCCGCCGCAGGGTAGGTTTAAGCCTCCGACACGACACAGGAGACGTAGATGACAGACGTGATGAGCGACATCGCGGCAGAGGCCGCTGCAGCCGACCAGGAGGCGTCCCCCGCTCCCCCGGCCACGCTCGAGGCGGCACAGGCGCTGGCGGCCGAGGTCAACACCCTCAGCTCGCGCATCGAGAAGGGCGAGGAGCTGCTGAAGGAGCTTCGTGGCCGTAAGAACGCCATCCTGGGGCGCGAGCTGGTCGAGCTCATGGACACTCTCAAGATCGAGAACTTCACGGTGGACGGCACCAAGTTCGAGGTCGGCCCCTACTACCACGCGAGCATTCCCGAGGAGCATCGCGACACGGCGCACGACTGGCTGGAGGAGAACGAGGCCGGAGACCTGATCAACAATCAGGTTGTGGCGTCCTTCTCCAAGGACGACGCCGAGGAGGCTCGTGCGCTGGAGACGTACATTCGCGAGCGCTACCAGATGGCCACGGTCGAGCGCAAGCGGGGTGTTCCGTGGGCACGCCTGACCTCGTGGCTGAAGGAGCTGTTCGAGACCCAGGACGAGCACACTGTGCTGCCGCCGCTGGACATCATGGGCGCGACCGTGGGTCGCGTCGTCAAGATCAAGCCGCCGAAGAAGTCGCGCGGCTGACGAGACCCGGAGAGGCCGGGAGATCAAACGCCAGAAAGGAGATACCATGGCGAGCGAAGACAAGAAGAGCAGTGCGGTGGCGGTCAAGAAGGATCAGCTGCCGGCGGAGCTGATGGAGGAGCTTGCGGCCGACGCCGGGGCGGGCACCTCGCAGTCGGCAGACGACAACATCGTGCCGTTCATCGTCCTGCTTCAGGACATGTCGCCCGAGGTGAAGAAGCGCGATCCCGAGTACGTCGACGGCGCCGAAGTCGGCATGCTGCTGAACAAGGCCACCAAGCAGCTCTATGCTGCGGACGAGAAGCAGGCCGAGGAGGCGGGCCTCCCGATTCTCGAGTTTCAGCCCTGCTACTTCGACCGCTGCGTGGTCGAGTGGGTGCCGCGTGCTGACGGTGGCGGCTTCGTCGCTCGTCACGAGCTCCAGGGCTCGCCCGAGCAGACGATGGAGAAGCTGGGTGCCCGGCAGGTTCCCGATCCGCAGGACCCGAACAAGAAGATCTGGCGCACCAGCGACGGCAAGAACGACCTCATCGACACGCGCTATCACTTCGGGCACGTGATCTCCGAGGACGGTATCTCGCCCGCTGTGCTGGCGTTCAGCTCGACCGGACACACCGCATCCCGCGAGTGGATGACGATGATGAACAACTTCAAGGTTCCGGTGAAGCAGGCGGACGGCACCACGGTGCTCAAGTCGGCACCGTCGTGGTCCAAGAAGTATCGGGTCGGCTCCAAGCCCAAGTCCAACAAGAAGGGCGACTTCTTCGTCGTCAACATCGCCGACGCGGGTGTGATCGTGGACACAGCGGTGCGTGCGGCCGGCAAGGCGCTCAACGCCTCGGTTGGCTCGGGTGCTGTTCGTGCTGCGCAGGACGAGGCTCCGGCCGGAGGCGAGGACTCGCCCATCTGATCGCTAGGACACGGAGAGCGGACCCGCCCACTGTGGGCGGGTCCTGATCAGCTGCGGCAGGAGTAGAGATGGCAGAGACAGCAGAGAAGCTGAGCCCGGCAGCCCGAATGATGCGGCTGTTCGCCGGGTACTCGGATGCGTACGGGACATATCGGGTGAGCGACACGGTCTCGCCCAGCGGCACCAAGGTGGAGATCAAGTCGTCCGCCTCGACCATGAGAGGGGCGGTGACAGAGGAGCTCTGGCGCGCACATCTTGAGGGGCGTCAGCCGCTCGGGATCATACCCATACGGCAGGACAACACAGCGATGTGGGGCTGCGTGGACGTGGACACGTACGACCTGGATCATCTCGCTCTGGTGGAGGCATGCGACAAGGAGGGGCTCCCGCTCCTCGTCTGCCGGTCGAAGTCTGGTGGCGCGCACCTGTTCCTGTTCATGAAGGAGGGAGAGGCCGTGAGCGCCGAGATCATGCAGATGCGCCTGAGAGAGATGGCTGCTCTGCTGGGTCACGGCTCGGCCGAGGTCTTCCCCAAGCAGAAGACGGTGGCGCTGGACCGGGGCGACCTTGGCAACTGGCTCAACATGCCGTACTTTGGCGGCGACAAGACCGATCGCTACGGTGTGAACAAGAAGGGGATGGAGATGTCCCTGTCTCAGTTCCTGGCGCGAGCCGAGACGCTGAGGCAGCCAGCTCTGGCGCTGGACCGCGAGTTCCGCAAGAAGTCCGATGGGGCGAAGGACCCCGACTGGGGCGACGGACCGCCCTGCATGCAGCATCTTGCTGCTGCCGGCTATCCTGAGGGCATGCGCAACAAGGGTCTCTTCAATCTGGCGACATTCGCCAAGAAGAAGTATGGCTCGCGCTGGGTGGAGGTTCTGGAGCGCTGGAACCGAGACCACTTCGATCCGCCGCTGCCCACCTCCGAGGTGATGGACATCATCAAGAGCCAGGAGAGGAAGGACTACAACTATCAGTGCAAGGAGCATCCTCTCGTCTCGCACTGCAACTCCGTCATGTGCCGGATGCGCAAGTACGGGGTCGGCGGCGACGAGGACCTGCCGGTGCTCTCGGGCATGTCGGTGCTGGACACTGTCCCTCCGCTGTGGTTTCTGGACGTCAGCGGCACGCGGATAGAGCTCACGACCGAGGAGCTGCAGAACTACAAGGCATTCCACCGAATCTGCATGGAGCGCCTGCATCTGTGCTTCCGCATGATGAAGCAGGACACGTGGCTTCAGGTGGTCGGGGCAGCCATGAAGGACGCCATCCGTGTGGAGGTGTCGGCCGAGGTGTCGGACACAGGCACGTTCGCCGAGCTGCTGGAGGACTTCTGCGTCAACCGCCACCGGGGCGAGCAGCGAGAGGACATCCTTGTTGGTCGTCCGTGGGAGGACGAGGACGAGCGCCGCCACTACTTCCGTCTGCGCGATCTGCAGAGGTTCCTGGACAGCGCCAACTTCAAGTCGTTCACTCGCGCCAAGATCGTCAGCACTCTGCGCGACATGGGCGGCGGCAGGGCCTTCTTCAACATCAAGGGCAAGGGACTCAACGTGTGGTGGGTGCCGAGCGACTTCGTCCCCACCCCGACACTCAGTGTCCCGAAGATCGAGCGGGAGCCGATATGACCCCGCGCCCGCTGCCGCAGCCCTCCGAGGCCGACATTGCGAGGTTCATGTCGCGCGTGGACCGGCTGCCCTGTGGTTGCTGGTTCTGGACCGGGGCTAGGTCGCGAGGGAAGGGGAACCTCAAGTGGTACGGAACATTTTCGTATCAGGGTGTCTCCATCCGGGCGCATCGCTTCTCCTGCGAGTTCCTTGCGGACCCGCCGAAGCCCTGTCCGCCGGGACACCACAGAGACCACACGTGCGAGTTCTCGCTCTGCGTTGCGCCGGAGTGCTTCGAGATCGTGACGCACGAGGAGAACGAGAGGCGCAAGCAGGAGCGAAGGAGGCGACATTGCCCACAGTGAAGAGCTGGACGAGACACCAGACAGAGACGAGTGTTCACCTGACATGGGAGGACCTGCGCAGCGCCATCCAGACGGCGGCGCTGGCTGCCATGAGCGAGGCAGGGGAGCGATGCGTGTTTCCGGGTGGCATCAAGATCGACATAATGATCCGGCAGGAGACGGAGGGCTCTCCTCCGTACAACGTGCCCCGCTGGTTTGCGCACGTGGCTGTGGTCGGCGAGCATCTTCCCGACGGACCAGAGGAGAGCGAGACATGAGCGGACGCGATGTTCTTGTGGAGCTGCACTGGCACCATACCCGAGACACCGAGGCCTCGTACTGCGTCTCGGAGACCGGCGACTCCGACGACGCCATCTATCTGCCCAAGTCCGAGTGCGCTCGGCTGGTAGCGCGACGACCGAGCGGAGGCTATGCTGCTCCGGTCTGCGTCTACCGTGTTCCGGAGTGGCTGGCGCGGCGGCACGAGCTGGACTACGAGGAGGACGACGAGTGAGGTACATTCTGGACGTGGACGGGACGCTGGTCGAGCCTCACGGCGAGATCGACGACGACATGCTGGCGGAGCTGGACTCCATGTGCGAGGACGTCGGCACCGAGAGCATCTATCTGCTGAGCGGCGCAACCTTCGACAAGATGCGCCGTCAGCTCTGCGGAGCCGAGACCTACGCCTCCGTGCTCTTCACCGAGCTGGGCAACGTCTGCACAACCTGGGACCACGAGCGCGGCGGCTGGACCGAGCGGTGGCGCCGCGAGGGAGTCCCCGGTCGCGAGGTCGTGGAGAGCTTCCTGCTTCTCCGGGAGGCCTCGCCGTGGGAGGGCGAGCGGGCGGGGCGGTACGTCGAGACTCGGTCGGGGATGATCAACCTCTCGGTGGTGGGTCGTGACTGCTCCGAGGAGAGCCGGCAGGCATACTCCGCCTGGGATCGCGAGCACCGGGAGCGTCTGGGGATCGTGGACGCTCTTCGCCGTCTGCATCCTGAGTGCGTGTTCACCCTTGGTGGTGCCATCTCGGTGGATGCGACGCTCTTCGAGAGGACCAAGGCGCAGATACTCGCCGACATTCGCCAGAGCTACACAGGGCCTCTGACTCTCGTCGCAGACGGCATGATAGTCGGCAACGACGCGCCGCTGGCCTGGGCTCTGTGGACGGAGAGCGAGGACAACCGTCTGGAGCCGGTGCGCTCTCGGCGCGACACTCTGGCGTGGATGCGCCGAAGGAGACGAGCATGACCTACACCTCCGATCAGTTCCTCACCACCGATCGGGTGCGCCGGACGTACGAGCGCTGCTGGCGCGACGAGAGCAAGGCTGGCAGGGCGACATCCGTGACCGTGACGGCGTGGATGCTGCGACACACGTTCGGCGTGCGTCGCATCCAGACGGAGCGTGAGAGCATCATAAGGATGCTGCTCAGCCTGCCCGAGGGTTTTCGCGCCGACGTGGGCGGAGGTGGCTCGGTTGCGACGGCCACGTCCCGAGGCGACGGAACCTTCTGGACTGGCGACATGACCGACGTGGAGAAGCTGGTTGCGCTGGGCGTGGCCTCGGGACTCGTGTCCTTCTGCGCCGCCCGCGAGAGCTGGGCGCGGCTTCCGGGTGGTCTGCCGTACATTCGGATCGAGATAACGCGCTTTGGGGTCAGTGTGAACTGATGGGATACAGCAACAGTATATCGCGACGACCGTACAGTGAACTCGGCGAGGACGACGAAGTTGAGGTTCTTCTGGAGCGGGTGTGGTGTTGCTCGTGGAAGGGGAGATTCGACTTCGTCTATGCTCTTCGCGCTGGCGACGCTGTAAAGATTGGTAGGTCGAGAGACCCGCGTAAGCGTATTCGGCAGCTGAAGAACATGACTGTCGAAGAGACGACACTTGTGGCTCTTGTTCCTGCCGACGACGACAAGGAGGAGGATCTTCACCGACAGTTTCGTCATCTTCACATAAAGGGCGAGTGGTTCCGAGCGACAGACGAGCTCGTGGACGCTCTTTGCAGGGAGCAGGAGCTTGGCGACCGTACTGCTGCGAATATGCGAGCTGTCATTCAGAGGCACGAGGAGTGGCTGATAAGAAGAAAGATGAAGTCTCTTGTTCCACGAGAATTAATGGAGGATATTTTATCATGTCCCACCCCAGCCTGACACCGGCCCAGGCCGAGAGACTCGAGATGCTGGCCGAGGAGGCCGCAGAGGTCGTCCAGATGTGCACGAAGATCCTTCGGCACGGATACAGCAGCTATCATCCGGACGATCCTAAGAGGACGCGGAACGGCGTCCTTCTGGAGAAGGAGCTGGACGAGCTGGACGCGATCCGCAGAGCGATGCACGAGGAGAGAGATCTCCCTGCCGTGTCGGCCGAGTTCTGGCGCGACGTCTGGCGACGCAAGCTCCGCTGGACGCACCACCAGACGGAGGAGCATCAGTGACTCCGGAGATCGTCCTCGGGCCACCGGGAACTGGAAAGACAACCACACTTCTCGGCATGGTCGAGGAGGAGCTGGCGCGCGGCGTCGCTCCGGACCGCATAGGGTACATCAGCTTCACGCGCAAGGCGACCGAGGAGGCTCGCTCCCGCGCCACGCAGCGCTTCTCCCTGCGCGCCAGCCAGCTGCCGTGGGTCCGCACCATCCACTCGCTGTGCTTCGCTGCTCTCGGTCTGTCGTCGTCGGAGGTGCTGGAGGGACCGAAGCTGCGCGAGTTCGGCGACTGGATCGGAGTCCCGGTCACCGGAATGGTCTCCGGCGCGGAAGAGGGGTCGACGTTCGGCTTCGAGACCGGGGACCGCTGCCTGTTCATGGAGAACCTTGCCCGCGTCCGCATGATTCCTCTGCGTCAGCAGTACGACACCAACTCGGACGATCTCCCGTGGGCGCTGGTCGACCGGGTGTCTCGGGGTCTTGCCGAGTACAAGAAGGCGCGGGGTCTCGTGGACTTCACCGACATGCTCCAGATGTTCGCCGACTCGGAGTGGAGCGCCCGGCTGGAGGTGCTCTTCGTGGACGAGGCTCAGGACCTGTCGCTGCTTCAGTGGCGAGTCGTGGAGCGCCTTGCTCGGGGCGCACGCCGCGTCGTGCTGGCCGGAGACGACGACCAGGCAATCTACTCCTGGGCGGGCGCAGCGACGGAGCACTTCGTCTCCATGCCGGGCCAGGCAAGGACGCTGGAGCGCTCCTGGCGCGTGCCCTCGGCCGTTCAGCCCACGGCGCTACGCATCCTCGCTGGTGTTCGTCAGCGGCGCGACAAGGTCTGGAGGCCGCGAGAGGGCAGCGCGGGCGTGGTCTCTCGGGTCCAGTCGCTGGACGAGGTGGACTTTGCCTCCGGAGAGGAGACGCTGGTGCTCTCCCGCAACGCCTGCTTCCTGCGGGACGATGCCATGCCTCTTCTGCGCTCCGAGGGTGTGCTGTACGACTTTCGCGGCGCGACGTCCGTGCGTCAGTCGCTGGTCGAGGCCATCCTCGACTGGGAGACTCTGCGCCGAGGCGAGCGCATCTCGATCAAGCAGGCCGAGCGAGTGTACCAGCAGCTGCGTGTCGGAGAGGGTGTAGCCCGAGGACACAAGAAGCTACCCGCCTGGACCGATCGAGACGAGGAGGTGGACATTCGCGACTTGAGGGGACGCGGTGGTCTCCTGACTGACGCCATCTGGCACGAGGCGATGGACCGCATCGACCCGAGCGACCGAGCCTACATGGTCAAGGCCCTACGCCGAGGCGACCGGCTGACGCGTCGGCCGCTCGTGCGTCTGTCCACCATCCACGGCTCCAAGGGCGGCGAGGCTCCTCATGTGGTGCTGATTCGGGACGTGGCGTGGCGCACCTACCGAGAGAGCCTGGACGCTCCCGAAGACGAGTCGCGCGTCTGGTACGTGGCTGCGACCAGAGCCCAGGAGCGACTGACCATCGTTGCTCCGCAGACGCGCTCCGAGAGAGCCTTCGACATCTGACCACTGTCTCCGAAGATTGGACTTTACGCTCCTCCCGGGAGAGGCTACAACTGATAATGTACCGCAAACGGAGTCTGCCTTGGCATGCGTGGTCGTAACCAGAAACGGAGAGGGATCGGTGTGGAAGTTCTCCACGCTGAGGGAGGCACGCCTCCATCCCATTCCGCAGATGGACGACGTGTATGCCGAGTCCGCCGATCAGCTTGTGGCGCAGTACGGAAGAGAGCACATCGACGGCCTCCTGAGGCTGTTCGAGGGGCGCGACAGGTCCCGTCTTGTCGACGCCATCGAGACGTGGAGGGCCTCCAGACCCTCCGCGACGCTCGCTCCGGAGGCGCGTGGGCTGATCTGGGATCGGCTGGTGCGTGCTGCCGCGTCGCCACCAGCCGATCCCGCGGACATCGTTCGCATCACGAGAGAGGATCGGGCTGCTCGGGAGGGAAGGGTTCTGAGGTCCTTCTCCGCGAGCACCCGACCCCTGGACCCGGCTGACATGCAGCCATCAAAAGGAAGCAACATGACCAAGCGTAGCCGCATCGCCGACACGTCGACGATCTCCATCACCACCGAGGAAGGCAAGAATCCGAAGCGCGAGGGCACGCCCTCGCACGAGCGATTCGCCCTCTACAAGGACGGCATGACCGTGAAGCAGGCCAAGGAGGCCGGTGTTCGCGCTGCCGACATCAGCTACGACTCGGAGAAGGGCTTCATCTCCCTGACCGAGGCCGAGGAGACCGCTGCCGAGTAGTCCTCCCCTCTTGGCATCGTAGAGCCCAGGCACCCACCCCTCCGGGTGCCTGGGCTTGCTCTGTTCGGCGGGCGTAGCTCAGTGGTAGAGCATCACGCTGCCAGCGTGACTGTCGTCGGTTCGATCCCGACCGCCCGCTCCAGGAGAGCAGTCTCGACGATTCGCTCCTGCTGTGGGCCTCCGGGCGACCAAAGAGCGTGCGTGACAGGCGGGGAGAGACCCGCGCACATCACGGAGACCGCGAGTGAGAGAGGCAGCCGAGCGACTTCTGGCCTTTGCCGAGGAGCGGCACCGCATCTATCTCCGCCGCGCCGAGGGCGGACCCGGTCCCTGGACCGAGGACCCTATTCTCCGCAAGTTTCGCTTCTGCAACATCTACAGAGAGCTGGACACGGTCACCGACTGGCTGCGTCGCGAGTGGCGCGAGCCGCACTCGGACGATCCCGACCTGTGGCACGCGCTCGTCGTCGCCCGTCACATGAACAACATTCCTCTCCTGAGCGCCCTCGGCGGGCCGGTGCTGCCGTGGGACCCCGAGCGCTACGAGTCCGTCTGCGCCACCCAGCAGGCGCGCGGTGGGCAGGTGTTCGGCGCAGCCTACATGATAGGCACCCGGCATACAGGCTCCAAGGCCGACTACCTGTCGCGCATGGTCTTCACGCCCCTGTGGGAGGCGCGAGAGAGGCTTCGGCCTCTGCCGGGGGACACCCTGACGGGCTTCCACATGAGTCTCGGGCTGTTCTACGGGCTGGCCTCGTTCATGTCGGCTCAGGTCGTTGCGGACCTGAAGTACGCCGAGGGCTCGCCGCTGCGCACCGCCGCCGACTGGCACTCGTTCTGCGCCTCCGGACCGGGTAGCCGCAAGGGCCTGAACAGGCTCCTCGGGAGGCCCCCCCGGACGCCCATGCGGGAGGACGACTTCCGCCTGAGAGTGACGGAGCTCCGCGAGCTGATGCTTCCTAGATTCCGAGAGCTTGGCTGGGAGGAGCCGCATGCTCAGGATGTGCAGAACATGCTCTGCGAGGCAGACAAGTACATACGAGCCCAGACGGGCGAGGGCCGACCCAAGCAGCTGTTTCGCGGCGCGGCCGGAGAGGCTAGTATCTAGCTCAGGTAGGACACTTCGCCAGGGTCGGAGGCTAGTCGACCTCCAGTCGGGGCATACGAGCGTAGTGGCTCGCGCACCGGGGTGATCGCGCCCAGAGTGCGCCGACGAGTGGCAAGGGGAGTGACTTCCCTAAAATAGCGTTCTGGCTCCGGAACTGAAACGGGCATTTATCATCTCCCTTGGAGAGGCTACACTCTAGCCGTCGTCGCAGCCTCGGCTCTGCCGTGTGGTGCCTTCAAGCCCAGCCGCAGGGATGTGGACCTGGCTGCGGCGACACCGAGACACAGGAGAGACACGTGACAATATCGGTTAACAGAGCCATCGTCTGCGGGCACGTTGGGGCAGACCCCGAGACCAAGGGGCGCGACGCCATGTTCGTCACCTTCAACGTGGCAACGAGCGAGCGCTGGAAGGATCGCGCTGGCGATCAGCACGAGCGGACACAGTGGCACAGGATCGTCGTCTACGACGAGCGAGCCGCAAAGTTCGCCAGCCAGTACATCAAGAGGGGCGACAAGGTCTACATCGAGGGTCAGATCGAGACTCGCAAGTGGGAGAAGAATCCCGGCGAGGAGGTCTACATCACCGAGATCGTGGTCCGGCCCTTCCGGGGTCTGGTGCAGGCCGATACCCGGCAGTCGCGAGACGACGACAGCGACAGCCGCGACGACCGTCGCTCGTCCGAGCAGTCGCGCTCGCGAGACTCGGGCGGCGGCTACGGTGGGCGCGACCTGGACGACGAGATTCCCTTTGCGCCGGAGTGGCGCTGATGGGCGACAAGACCTGGGCAGAGAGGATTGCCGAGCGACGGGCAGCGGGAGCGGACTGCTCCCCGGACGTACTGCTCGAGATGGCGAGAACTCACCGAATGAGCTTTCAGGAGATTGTCGAGCAGCGTCGCTCCTGGGTGATTGGGGAGCTCATGCTCGAGCATCCCGAACTGACTCGGGAGGAGGCTCTGCGGCGAGTGAAGGCTGCAGAGCTGGGTCTCATGTACGGAGGTAACACGAGATGAGACTTCTGTTCGAGACCGTGGGCATAGTCGTGCTGTGCGCGCTTGTTGCGTACGCAGCAGCCGACCTGAACCGGCGCGGGATTGGCCCGCGTCCGAGAGACGAAGAGGAAGAGGAGAAGGACGATGAGTAAGGTGTTTGGGGGCGTCTTCGGAGCCCTTCTGTTCGTTGCGCTGCTGACAGTGGCGTTCGGGTCCTGGTACACGATCGATCAGGGCGAGCGGGGAGTGATCCTCCGAAACGGAGCACTCGCTGGGGTAGCGGAGCCGGGTCTCGGCTTCAAGACTCCGTGGATCGAGAGTGTGGTCGACATACCCGTCACCCAGCAGATCGTGCTGTGGAACTGCGCCGTGAAGGACGATGGCACTCCGGCGGAGGCGTGTCCGTCCGATCGGAGCTACGAGATGATGGGCTACAGCGCCGACACGCAGAACGCTGCCATACGAGTCTCCGTCGCGTATCACGTACCACCCGAGAAGGTGGCTGAACTCTACTCGCAGTACACGTCTATCGACAACATGAAGGAGCGACTGATCGCTCGTGAGGTTCCTCGAATCGTGAAGACCGTCTTTGGTCACTACAATGCGGCGACGTTTGCCGCTAACCGAGCGGACTTCAACGTGAACGCGGAGAAGACGGTGAAGGACGAGGTTCACGGACCGGTCGTCATCGACAGCGTCAACATCGAGAACGTAGACTTCAGTACGGAGTACGAGAAGTCCATCGAGGCAAAGATGCTTGCTGAGGTCGACGTCCAGAAGGTTCAGCAGAACGCTGCGAAGGCAAAGGTCACGGCTCAGATCACCGTCACCGAAGCTCAGGCCCAGGCGGACTCCCGGCTTGCGCAGGCTCGCGCTGCCGCCGAGGCCACCCGCATTCAGGGCGAGGCCGAGGCCGATGCCATCCGGGCACGTGCCGCCGCTCTCGGAGCCAATCCCGGACTGGTGGAGCTGACCAAAGCCGAGCGCTGGGACGGGAAGCTCCCGACCACGATGCTCCCCTCCGGTGCTGTCCCCTTCCTGGACGCCGGAGCTGCGCGATGACAGCGACGATTGACAGAGCCACCGTCGGCCAGCTGCACGAGCTCTACGAGCGCCGTGCGGCGCTGGAGAAGGCCAAGACCTACGCGAGCGGGAACCACTACATCGAGAGGTTCTGCGAGAGCTTCTCGTCCGGATCGGGCTCCAACTCCTCGCTCGTGTCGGCTCTCGGCGGGCAGAAGAATCTCCAGGCCCTGATGGAGCGCTGGATGCGAGAGGAGCTGAGCCGCCTCCAGCTGAACCTGGACGCGCAGATAGAGAAGCTCGGAGGGAAGCCGTAGGGCTTTCTCTTCTCCGAGCGAGAGGGTAGAGTCGTGATCAGTGCCATGGCGGCACAAGGAGACAGAAGATGAGGACTATCATTGCCGCAGCTGCGGCCCTTGCGATGACTGCCACCTCGGCGATGGCCGGAAGCGTCACCAGTACCACCAACTCGGACTCCCAGTCCGGTGCCTGGTCGGGATCCAACGTGGTCATGAACTCGGGCAAGACGACGGGCCTCGCGTCCGCTCCCGGTCTTATTGCCTCGGGTCTGTCCTGCTCGGGATCGGCCTCGCTCGGCGGCGCGGGTGCCGGCTGGGGCATCTCCCTCGGCATCACGAAGGAGGACCGGGCCTGCAACGCTCGGGAGGACGCCAAGTACATCCACGGTGTGACGGGGGACTCGCTGGCGGCAAAGGAGCGCCTCTGCGCTCAGCCCGAGATCCGCTCCGCGTTCCTTCGTGCCGGCCATCCCTGCGCCGCCGACGCCCAGCGCGTGGTCCGGACGACCACCGTCCAGAGCTTCAAGAGCATGGCTGCGTGCCGCCGCTACGCAGCCAAGCACCCGGGAGTCGCGTGCCGATCGCGATGACCTGCGGAGGCGACCTCCCGGATACCCCTCTCCGGGAGGTCGCTGCTGACGAGGCTCGTCCGGCGAGGGCCGGTGTGCACTGATCGTGCGCGACCCTCTCCAGACGCGCGTCGCGTCGAGCGCTGCCGGGCGCTGTCTCCCGGCGACAAGGAGAGTGCAGAATGAAGATCGTTAACTTCCTCCTGGCGGCCTCGGCTGCCGTTCTTCTGGCCGCTGCGCCCGCGTCCGCGACGGAGTGGGGCTTTGGTGCGGGTGGCTTTGCCGGTGGTCTGTCCGGTGCCGGCCAGTCGTCGTCCGGTGCGGGCAACATGTCCGGCAGCTTCCGCTTCGGCAACTCGCAGTCGTCCGCCGAGTCTCAGTCGTTCGGCCGCGCCGAGTCCGGCTTCGGCGTCGGCGTCGGTCAGCTTCCCGATGGCGCCGACGGCACGCCGGGTGGCTCGGCGGCGGGTGCCTACGGCAACTTTGCGGGAGCGAATGTCGGCTCGGGATCGATGTCCAATGCGGCGTCGGCCTCGACCGGCAACGGCTTTTCCGGCGCAGGTACGATCGGCTCCGGATTCGGCTCCACCACTCTTGGCGGTGCTGGCTTCGGCGTTGGCGGTGGGCTGGTGACCTCCGGTCACTGACCTCGGACAGCACTCGTCTACTCAGTCGCCCGGCAGACGTCCTGCCGGGCGACGACTTTTTTCTCTTTACATCTCGACAGAGGACAGCTACACTCCGGACATCGAAACAGCAGACAGCCGAGAAAGGCCCGAGCAATGACCACGAAGAAGTTCTTTCCCTCCCCCGAGCAGCAGGCGTTTCTGGACTGGATACGCGACGGCTCTGGCTCCTGCGTCCTGGAGGCAGTTGCCGGCGCAGGCAAGACGACAACTCTTGTGGAGGGCGTCAAGCTGATGAGCGGCTCGGTCTTCCTCGGTGCCTACAACAAGAAGATGGGCGACGAGCTGAAGAGCCGCATCGCCGGCATGCAGGGCAAGATTGCGGGCACCTTTCACTCCGCAGGCTTCCGGGCGCTGGCTCGCTCCGTGTCCGAGCTGAAGGGCTCCGACGGCAAGGTCCGCTCCGACGCCATCGACGACAAGAAGGTCCGCACCATAGCGGAGGACATGCTGGTCGGGACGGCCGACGAGCACACCGAGGGCCTGATACCCGCGATCTGCCAGCTGGTGAGTCTCGCCAAGCAGACCGGCTTCCTGGTGCGCGGCCTCGTGGACGAGGACCGACCGAGCTACTGGGCCGAGCTCGTCTCTCGCCACGACGTGGACGAGCGTCTCCCCGAGGACTATCCCGTCTCCCAGCTGTGCGCTCTGGCGGCTCGCGCCCTCCGCGCATCCAACCGCAAGCGCGACACCATCGACTTCGACGACATGGTCTATCTGCCGCTGCTGCTGAACCTTCGGATGTTCCGCAACGACTGGGTACTGATCGACGAGGCGCAGGACACCAACGCGGTGCGCCGCGAGCTTGCTGCTCGCATGCTCCGGCCGGGCGGGCGTCTGGTCGCAGTCGGCGACCCCCATCAGGCCATCTACGGCTTCACCGGGGCCGACAACCGCTCTCTGGACATGATCCGCGAGCGGTTCCGCGCCACCACCCTGCGCCTCTCCGTCAGCTGGCGGTGCCCGCGCTCCGTAGTCGCCGTGGCCCGCGAGTACGTGGGGCACATTCGCCCAGCTTCGACTGCTGCGGTCGGGGAGACCGCGCACATGACCTACACCGGGATGCTGGCTCGCGTCTCCCCCGGAGACGCTGTCCTCTGCCGGTTCAATGCTCCGCTCGTGGAGCTGTGCTTCCGCCTCATCCGCGAAGGCAAGCCTGCCAAGATCGAGGGACGCGCCATCGGCGAGGGCCTGATTGCTCTGGTCGGTCGCTGGAAGGTGAAGACTCTGGACGCTCTCGAGGGTCGCCTGCAGAAGTGGAATGACCGCGAGCGGGCCAAGATCGAGGGAGCCGCCAAGAAGGACGACGCCAAGATGGCGCGTCACGAGGACAAGTACGCAACCATCCTGGTGCTGCTGGAGCGCGCCCGCGAGCAGAAGATGACGACCGTCTCCGAGATGGAGACCATGATCCGCTCCATGTTTGCGGACGACGCCTCGTCGCCGAATCTTGTGGTCCTGGCGTCGGTGCACAAGAGCAAGGGGCTGGAGTGGCCGTCTGTCTATCTTCTGGGCCGGGGCGACATCATGCCCTCGCCGCGCGCAACGCAGGAGTGGCAGAAGGAGCAGGAGATCAACCTGTGCTACGTTGCGGTGACCCGCGCGCAGGAGCGTCTCGTGGATGTGGACATGCCTCGTTCCGGAGAGACTGGGCAGGCGAAGAAGAGCGAAGAGAGCAAGGAGACAGCAGAATGAGCATGGTAGTCTGGAAGTTTGTACCGGAGCCGTCGGCGGACAACACGAGCGCCACTGTGGAGATGCCGCGCGGCTCGAGGTTCCTGTCGGCGGGGCCGGATCCGCTGGGGGTCTACTGCCTGTGGGCGCTCGTGGACCCCGAGATGCCGCTGACGAAGAGGCGCGTGACTCTTCTGGCGACCGGAGAGGTCGTGGACGAGGCTCCTGGTCGTCACATGGCGACGGTTGTCAGCCAGGACACCGGAACGGTCAGTCATCTGTTTCTCGAGGACGAGAAGCGGGGCTAGGCGCAGAAGAGAGGAGAGGCTACTCTCCCTGTCAGGAGACAGACGATGACAGAGCACACAGCCAGACCGCCCTTTGGGGTGGGAGACGTAGTCCGACTGAGATCAGGCACCGCTCGTCAGGTGGTCGAGGAGATTACTCTCAAGGTGGCCAAGTTCACTGGCGAGGTGGTGTGGGCTGTGCGAGCCCGCTACCTCTCCGACAGAGGATACACAGACCACAAGGGTCTGCGTCTCAGGTGGCGCGCAGCGTCGGACTTCGTGAAGATAGAAGACAGAGAAGAAGGAGAAGAGAGCATGAGCAAGCTGTACCAGACCAGGGACGGAGCGCGCTTCGGCACGTTCCTCGCACGAAACAGCCGGGGCGAGTTCGTCCTGGAGATGAAGGACACCGGGAAGGTGGAGGCGCTCGCCGCCGACCTTGTCGAGGAGGTTCGGCCGTACACCGTCCGCGTCCGCTTCATGGGCGACAGCGGCGGCGGAACCTACGACTACATCAGCCAGGCCGGAGCACTGGAGAAGGGCGACATGGTCGCTCTCACCTCCAGCGGCCGGAAGATCGTGATCGTCACCGCCATCGACACGAAGAGCGCGAAGGCGACCGTCGTCCTTCGCGGCCGGAAGCTCCTCACCGAGGAGCTGGCTGCTCCCGAGGGATACGACACCCGCTCGTCCGAGGACGAGGAGGACTGACGTGACCTGTCTGGACAAGGACTCGGACCTCCGGCGCGGGCAGGGCTAGTCCGGGCGGCGCGGGCAGGCTATGGTTTGGACATGAACACATTCCTGCCCTACGAGTCCTTTGCCCACTCCGTCGCCTGCCTGGACCGTGCTCGTCTCGGCAAGCAGAGGCTGGAGTGCGCCCAGATACTGGCCGCGCTTCTTCCTCACGCAGGCATGCCCTCTGGCTGGCGCAGCCATCCGGCCACTCTCATGTGGGCCGGGTACGAGTCCGCGCTGAGTCTGTACCAGACCATGTGCTGCCGGGAGTGGGCGGCGCGCGGCTACCAGCAGACCACCGTGCCGCCCTACGGGGACGCGTGGCAGCTGCTGGCGTGGGCGGAGGGACGCGGGCTCGCGGCGGACGCCAGAGACGCCCCTACTCCTCCCTGGCTCGGAGACGAGCGACTGCATCTCAGCCACCAGCGAGCGCTGATGGCCAAGGACCCCGAGCACTACCGCGCATTTGGCTGGCGCGTGGTGCCTGGCATCGACTACTGGTGGCCAACAAAGGAGACAGAGACAGCATGAGCAGCATGGGCATCTACGTTCCCTCGTCGGGACGCACGCAGAACATAGGCATGGGGGTGTGGCGCTTCGCCTCTCCGGACCTGAAGAATCGGATGGTCTACGTTGTGCCGCAGGATCAGGTGCGCGACTATGCGCTTGCTCTACGCGACTGCGAGGTAGGCTTCTCGCCGGAGGTCGTCGGCTGCCCAGAGAAGGGCATTGCGGCCACCCGGCGCTGGATAGGCGAGGAGGCCGACAGGCGCGGGCAGGCCAGCTTCCTCATGCTGGACGACGACGTCTGGTTCTACACGAGGACGACCGACAACCCGAGCGACTTCCATCTGGAGTACTCTCGTCCCGAGCAGGTGGACGAGATGCTCGCGATGGTCGAGCGCTGCCTGGACATGTACGCTCACGTCGGCATCTCGGCTCGCGAGGGCAACAACCGGCTGGACCAGCAGGTGGCTCTGGACATCGGCGGAGCACGCACCATGGTCACGGCGCAGCAGTGCACTCGCACTCTGCGGGCGCTGGCCTACCAGACCGACGAGTTCCTGGCCTGCGAGCACGGACGGGTGGATGTTCAGGAGGACTTCGACGTCAACCTCCAGCTTCTGGAGCGCGGCCTGCCGAACATCAACCTCGCCCACTGGGCGCAGGGCCAGCGCCAGACGAATGCGCCGGGCGGGTGCTCGGCCTATCGCTCTCACGAGGTGCAGGA